AATTATTATGTGTATCAAGGAGTGCCATACGATTTCGTAAATAATGGCGCAATCCTAGGAAAATAAAGGGTCTGCGGAGTTTTCGTAAAATCGTAAAAAATATAAAATTCTATGTATTTTAATGTATTTTAATACAAAAAGTGTGTAGTAACTGTGTAGTAACCACCCCAAAAAGTGTGTAGTAAAAATTGTATATAGAAAAGCCATTATATGACACAAATATGAGAAGAACATGGAAATGCTCTTCTCTTTTTTTATGCCACAATTTAGGCGTAAGGAGATGATGTTATGTTTGACGATGAAGTGAGAGAACAAATATTTGCTAAGAGTGAGTTACAAAAAATCGACCTGATGACATTATCTCTTGTCATTAAAGCAATCGAGGAAGTTTTGGAGGAGGTAGACAATGAACAATCCTTATCAGGCACCTATAATGAATAATCCTTATATACAATCTCAAAATCCGTATATGGATAGAATGAACTTTTTGCAAAATTATCAGCAGGGCTTACAACAGCAGCCTATGCAGATGAATCAGCAGACCATGCCACAGCAGATAGCAGGCATTAACGGAAGAATAGTACAGGCAGTTGAAAATATTAACGCCAATGAAGTGCCTATGGATGGCTCAATGGCATTTTTCCCGAAGCAGGATATGTCGGAGATATATGTTAAGGGTTGGAATGCTGACGGAACTATCAACACGATTGTGTATAAGCCTTATACAGCCCCTAAAGATAATCAGACAGTAAATTCTATGGTTAATACAGAAAACGCTAAATTTACCCTATCAGACGAAAGCACACAGCTATTTCTGAATAAGTTTGAAGAGTTATCAGAGAAGATAGGGCAGTTAGAGGATAGATTTGATAAATCTTTAGGAACACAGAGAAAAGCTTCAAGAACGCAAAAGGAGAGTGAGTCTTAATGAATCCTATGCAGATGTTACAAGGCATGAGAAACCCACAGCAACTTTTACAACAAATAGTGGGGAATAACAGTGTAATGAGCAATCCAATGGCTAGAAATGCTATGCAGATGGCTCAAAAGGGGGATTCCAAGGGCATTGAACAGATGGCTAGGAATTTGTGCAAAGAAAAGGGAATTGACGCAGATAAGGCTTTTGAGTCATTTAAAAGTCAATTAGGAATGTGATACTAATTCTTGCAAGATTATGTATATAAAAATGAATTATGGAGGTAAATTCTATGTTTAACACAGGTAATTGTGCATCCGTTCCGCTTGTTGCGAACATTGACGGAAACGGAAATAACAATGGATGGGGCGCAGAAGGCTCATGGTTATGGTTTATTATCGTTATCTTTGCTATCTTCGGATGGGGTGGATTCGGTAACGGATTCGGAGGAAACGGAATGAATGGCGGTGTCGGCAGTGAAATTCAGAGAGGTTTTGATAATCAGGCGGTTGTCTCAAAACTTGATGGTATCTCAAACGGCTTATGCGACGGCTTTTATGCTATGAACAATAGTATGCTCACAGGCTTTAACGGTATTAACACAAATATCATGCAGACCGGCTACGGCATCCAGCAGGCTATTAACGCTGATACAGTCGCTAATATGCAGAATACAAACGCTTTACAGTCACAGCTTGCTAACTGTTGCTGTGAGACAAGAGAAGCCATTCAGGGTGTAAACTACAACATGGCTACTAACACTTGCGCTTTGCAGAACACAATGAACAATAATACAAGAGATATTATTGACAGCCAGCAGGCAGGAACGAGAGCTATCCTTGATTTCCTGACTAATGACAAGATAGCTACCTTACAGGCAGAGAACAATGATTTACGCAGAGCTGCTTCACAGGATAGACAGAACGCACTTTTGACTACCACAATGGCAGCACAGACAAATCAGATAATTGACGCAGTAAGACCTACACCGGTTCCATCATTCCCAGCTTCTAACCTTTATGGTTATGCATATGGCTGTGGTTGCAATACCGGCTGTAATTGCTAAAACTGAATAATTGAGTATCTTAATTGAGCTTAACTCAATCTAAACCGATTAAAAACCATTTTTAGTCGAGGATTAGTCCAAGTTTAGTCGAGAGTTAGTCGAGATTATGTCTGCTAAACAGTATTACTTGGTGTTACCGACACAAATGTCGGGAAGATAAAGGGCAGACTATAATGTTTGCCCTTATTTTGTGAAAGAGAGGTAAAAATAATGGAAATAACAGGAATTGCATTACAGACTGTTTCGGCCGGAGAAGATGTGACATTTACAGAGACAGCCGTAAACGGAACAAAATGTATCATGCACAGGACCGGAAGTGGAATTATCAAGTTGAGAGGTATTACAAATCAGTGCAAGGCTAGATTTTTAGTATCGTATTCCGGCAATATTCAGATACCTACAGGCGGTACAGTAGAAGCCATTTCACTTGCCATTGCAGTAGACGGAGAGCCTTTACAGTCAACAAAGATGATAGTCACACCAGCAGCCGTTTTGAATATGTTTAACGTCTCTGCACAAGCTTACGTGGATGTACCTTGTAACTGTTGCAGTACAGTAGCAGTGCAGAATACATCTGCACAGGCTATTGAAGTACAGAATAGTAACTTAATCGCTGTTCGTGAAGCGTAGGGGGTGAGGGTATGCACATTGAAAGAATCCACAAAATGATTGAATGTCTTACAGAGAAAACCTTATGCGAACTTGATAAGGGTGTTGAGAATGTCAATACAGAGGAAATGGGCGAAGCGGTCGATATGATTAAGGACTTATGCGAAGCAGAGTACAAGGCTGTTATCGTTAAGTCTATGAAGAAAGCTGATGAAGAGGAAGAAGAGTACAATAAGGAACTGCTTAGAGCCTTAAAAGACGAATACGGAGAAGAGGGCGGTAGAAGATACTATGACGAATACCGCTATGCAAACGGCAGATTTGCGCCAAAAGGTAGGGGAATCCGCAGAGGATATACTGAACCACCATACTATCACATGCCGGTAAATTACAACGACATGGAGTATATGCGCGACATGGATAAGAGCCGAGGAAAGATGTACTACTCTGAACCGATTGCACCACATGAGAGTGAAAGCAATTATGACAGAGCAAAGAGACATTATACCGAGACAAAGGAAATGCACAAAGGAGCTTCTACAGAGGACAAAGAGCATAAAATGAAAGCCCTTGACATGTATATCCGTGAATTGAGCGGAGATATATCGGAGCTTTTAAATGACATGACACCCGATGAACGCAATCTTTTGCGCACCAAAATGAGCAATCTTGCGTCAAAACTGTAATTATTAAGGCTATGGGCAGCAATGCTCATAGCCATTTTTAAAGGACTCGATTTCGAGGAGTTTAAATCAGAAAGGAGTATACAGGTGTTTATTAATGTTAATGATATATTGTGGCACATACAATTTAAAAAGCCCACATCAAGCGAATTAAGGCGGTCTGACGGCACTATAAGTTTAGGAGTAACCGACAACACAACCAAGACAGTAACGATAGCTGATAATGTGTCTGATTACATGGCCGACAAGATACTATGCCACGAGCTGGTGCATGTGTACTCATTCTCATACGGCTGTGACATTGACATAGAGACAGAAGAAATAATCGCAGACTTTATGAGCTTGTACGGACGGAATATTGTATACACGGCTGACAGAATATTTGATTTATTGGAGCAAAAATATGGATAAAATAGACAGACTATTAGAATACATACACCGGACTAATCCGGAAATGACACGGCAGAAATTGATTGAGAAACTAAGAGAGAGCGACTATAGTGCCAAGAGCATTTATTTTTTGGCAATTCAAAATTCAAAATCCTAAAAAATCCTAAAATATTTTGATACCCCCTACCTTTTGAATTTTTTGATTTCAAAAATCCGTTCGCAAAATTTTGCAAAAACTTGCCGAGAACTTGTAAAGAACTCGCACCACACTTTAATTGAGTAAAGTTTTCTGAAAATTCAAACATTTTCCATGAGTTGGTGTGCCTGACTTGTAACAGCTCACACCCGGCACGGCTTGACGGCTCGAACCTCTACAGCAATATTATAAAGCATTGTAAACGGCTTGTTTTACGGCTTATTATAGCACACTTGATAAAATCCACGCTAACACGTATAAAAACCCTTAAAACGTCAAATACACGGCTTTAAATGTGTATATCATAAAATCATAGAATATTTTTGTTAATTTGTCAATGTACGACAGCACCCGGACTTATAGCCGGACAACTTGCGACAGCTCCAACGGCTGCACACTTGATTTTTGGCACAACAAAAAGGGATATAAAAATATCCCTAATGGTAGTGCGTGATATATTTTCCGGCTACATAGTCGCAAAATAATGTGACCGGGTGAACATGCGCATGTTTTTCGACAACTTGCAACCATTCACCGGACCTTTGAACTGTAATTTTCAGCTCATGTGACTCCATCCACTCAATGCAGTTATACTTGATATAATCAAAGTCACTTATTTTTGACATCTCATAGCCTAGAGCCTGAACGCGCTTATATATTTCCTTTTTCCCTAAATACTCATATTTTGACATAATACACCCCCTAACTATAACATGCCTTAATTATAGGGCTTATATAGTTTTTATGGTTTAGATAGTTATTAAAGGCTGTCCGGCAATATTCTTTGTCACTAATAAGCGCGGTAACATCGTCACACGTGCCCGACTCTGCGACAGCTCTAAAAATGTTTGTTATTGCTTTACGTGTTTCTCGCTCGCTTGCCTGATATTCCGGCGCGCTCGTATATTTGCCATTGTAGCGCGCTCTTATTTCACATTCTACAGCGTCAAGGCTTTTAAATTCGTTCATTTATTAACCCTCTTTTCTATTCGTGCATGGTTTATAGTTGCTTTTTGACCCTCTCGCGGTCTGTCGTGCGTTAATCTGTTTTTATTAGGTGTATAACGCAAAGCACCTATAAGGGCGCACAATTATTTTTTCAGGCGTTGCACCTCTTGAGCCTGATATAAATATAAAGGCATTTATAAGACCTCTTGACGCGATTATTTACCGGACGCGCGGACGGAGTGCAATATATAACAGCCGTAAAGCCATATAAAAGCACCAATAAAAAATATTGAATTGATTAATATAAAGCCTGAAAAGCCTTATATATAAAGCTAATAGTCGGAATCGAACCGGCTAGAATCCTTTAATATTAGCTATTGCAATAATTTATGTTTAATCATTAAAAATTTAGAAAATCATAAATTTTTTCGTTTTGTCTGTCTGCTTTAAATAAATAAAACGCTTCTAGCCTGTTAGGCTTTTTCAGGAATTTTTCAACACTGTTTTCGCTGTCGTGTTCAATTGAACAGAAAATCATAAACACACAACCTTTTATTTTTTCAATCTCTGCGTTGTCAACTCCGGAAAAATCAAAAATATTTTTAATCGCGTTCTTATACGCTTTTTCGCAAGCTGGAATTGTTTTATATGGTAAATCTTTTACATACCATTTTTTTTGATATCGTCATTTTGTCCACCTCTCTAATAAAAAAATAAAAACAATCCGCCATACCCAATTACAAGGCATGATATAAAAAGGCTTAAAGCCTTTAAAAGCTCGATAAAATCTCTCATATATTTACACCTCTTTAATATAAAGCCGGTGAACTTGCACCGGCTTATTTTACTTAATTCCAATTAATTGCTAAATGCTCTAAAGTCTTTTCGATGTCTGTCGAGCTGTCTGCGGTATAATCTCCAATAGCTTTATTGTTAATATAACAATTCCCCCAATATTCCCCGGTCAAATCGTTAAAAAATATATTGATTTTTTCAACCGCTTTTATTTTGTCATTGTGCCACATGTCTATATTAATCATACCTTATCCCCACTCTTCAACGTTTTTATAGTTATCTGATTTATGAATTTCTGCGCGGTAAATGCTGTATAATAAATCGTCTAGTGCCTTATAAAGCGCCGTTGTACAGGTTGCTCGCTCGTCGCACTGATACAGATAGCATTCTAGCTTTTTGATGAATCTATATCTATCGAGCATATACAAATTTTTGCCATCGTTGGGAAAGTCTGGTATTTCTGTTGTGCTTTCACCATACCTTGACGATACAGCTAAATCGTTGAAGCGGTATAAAACGCGTGCTATTTTCCTAGTTTGATAAAATCCGCTTTTACCGTCACAATTTCTAAATTGGTTTTTAAGTTCTTTAGTATTTAAACTTATACAGTTGCTATTGTTTGAGTTATCCAGTATATAGCGAATTGACTCCGCTATATCTGTTATTGATTCGATTGATAATATATATGAGCTCATAATTCGCGCCCTCCTTATTCTGTGATTCTTTCAAATATATCTATTGTTTTGCGTGCGCTTTCTCTTCTCTTTTCAGCTATATAACTATGGCGCTTGCTCTTTAGAGCTTTTTCTGCTTCCTTAAGGCTTACAACTCCCCAGCCTGCGGCTTCTCTTAATAGCTCAACTTCTTCTTTTGGTAACTTAATGGTTCTTAAAGTGTCGGGATTGATAGAGTAATTATCTTTAATTCCCGGATATAAATCTTGACAAAGTGGGATATATTCGTCACTTCCCATATTCTTGCCAATATTCCATACATAGAAATTGAATGGAATCTTTTCGACTATCTTATAAATATCTGTATTCCATAAAGTTTCACTTGTAATTGTGTCGCCCTTAACTTCAAATTTCATAATTTTGCACCTTTTCGGGAAATGTGTTATAATTCCCTTACCTTTCAATTATTATTTTGTTTGGTGCCTGTCGTTTTGTTGGAAGCTCTGCGACAGGCTTTTTATTTTGTTCCTTGCCTTTCGACTTGACTAAAGTATATCAAAATGTAAGGCACAAAACAATTGACAAAATACACAAAATGTAAGGCACAAAACAATAAAACTATTATACAATATATACAAGGCGCAAAAATATTTAAAACGCTATTATATAGAAGCAATTATTATTACTTGACTTACAAGGCACAAAAATATATAATGAATGTAACTATATAAAGGAAAGAGGTGCAAACATATGGAATATAAGACCACAGAGGCGCGCAGAAAAGCCAACTATAAATATGATGATAAATTTGAGCGTGTAAACTGCCGATTTGCAAAAGGCACAAAAGACCGCATAAAAGCATTGAAATATAGTGCTAACGATTTTATCAAACTAGCGGTAGCCGAAAAATTAGAGCGTGAAGAAAAAATATTAAAATAAGGCACAAAAAACTATTGACATACAAGGCACAAAATGTTATAGTTATGTCGTAACAAAGAAATAGTTTAACAAATGAGGTGGGAAAAATGAAAAGTTATGATTATATTGTTATCTCCGGTAACAATGAAGAAATTTATAGCACCAAAAAAGAAGTGAATAAAAGAGTTAAAGAGCTAACAAGTCAAGGAAAAACCGGCTACTTTGCAAAGTGGGATTTAATCAACGATGAAATTTTAGAAGGTAGTCAAGTAAATTTTTAAAATTGGAGGTATAAAGAGTATGAAATACAGAATAGTTGACGCAGACAACAGAGCCGAATATAGTAAGCCAAAGACCTTTGAAGAGGTCAAAGCGTGGTTTGAACCAAACGCAGAGTTTGAAGAGGAACATGACAAATGGGCGGAAATTGAAGATATTGACGATATGAAAGATTATCTTGTGTGGGAAGCTCAAGGAATGAGGCCCAATTGGAGAATAGAGGATTGCGAAGAGAATTAAGGTGGAAACCGGAAGGAGAGATATAAATGAGTAGGAAAAAAATTGAGAGTTTTGATAACTTAAGGCATGGAGATAAAATAATTAGTCCAATCGATAACGAAGTAACAGAATTTTATCTTAGCAAAGACGGCGAAAAATATCTTGCCAACAAAACCTCGCTATATAATCTATATCAATTTGACCCCGATGATTTTTATTTTTACAACGGCAACAAAGAAGTTGGGGAAATTGATAATGGATTTTTCAGAATAGAGGATTGCAAAGAGGATTAAGATGGAAGTTTGAAAGGAGATATACAATGAGTGAAAAAATTAATGATAACATCATGAGTGCAATTGTTGCACTCATGGACGACGAAACAAGAGAGCGTGTGCACTTTGAACTTGCACCCTGCTCAAACGAGAGTTTTTTAAAAAGGTATTGTGAATTAGTGCCAGGGTTTGAAAAGACACTTAAAGATGAATTTAGCATTGAATTGGATGCATAAAAAATTAAATATTGTTTTTCAAAGAGTCGTTTTTGAACGACTCTTTTTATTGCAAATTTTGGAAAATAAGAACCATGCGGCAACTATGCCGGGTATTTCTTTTTTGAGCCACTCAAGGCTTATTTTTTGCAACTTTAAAATTTATAGAGAGGAAAAATAAACAAGGAAATTGATAGTTGGATACAAAGTGTATCCAAAATGTATACATCATGTATACAACTTGTATCCAAAATGTATCCGTAGTATAGGTAAGGTTAGGTAAGTATATATATTAAATAAAGCCTAACGGCTTTATAGAAGAGTATATTATTATTAAACCCCTTTATTTTTTATTTATTTATATTAAACAAGAAAATATAATATATAAATATATAATACTTGATTAAATATATTTAGTTTAATATATACAGCAATAGTATTTTAAAATCTATTTGACAAAATATATTTAGTGGTGTATATTTACATCAACAATTTAAGTACAGAACGTGTTATTGCCAAGCACGAGTGCATATGCGGATGCCGGTTAGCCTGTACAGCTTAGAGTTTTTAAAATTCTAGGTTGTGCGGGCTTTTTTATTTTATGATTTTGAGGTGCTGAGATGGAAAAAATCAAAGGAAATATAACTAAACATTTAATTGCTGATTTTGGCACCTTCCAGCTTTATCGAGAGGACTTTGAAAGGGCTATAAATCAGGCTTGCCAGGAATTGCAAATTGACGATTTGAAAAGTGAGGGTCAAAGGCCTTGGAAAGCTGTCTGCAAGCGAGTTGGGGAAATTATATTTAATGATAACAGTATATTAAAAGATAAGCAATTATATGACAATACATGTATGTTAACTAACTACAACAGATATAATTATAATATATTGAATAGCATATGTGATGAATATATATATATTAGTGATGTATATAATAAGCTGTGCAGTACTGTAGCATTTAGTAATTGGTGTAATATTGATTGTGGCGTAATAGATAATTGGAGATTAAACAAAGAGTCAAGTCCTAAAAGTTATGAGATTTGGGAAAAATTGCAAGGAATCCGCAAAGATTGCATAAAGGACAGGGCATATGATAATAAATCCCCTGTCGGTGCTATGTTCGTTGGTAATAATGAATTTGGTATGAATCAGCCGGGAATTGGCTACGAGGCCACACAAGCGAGAGCACTAACCGCTAATGAATTACCACAGTTGGGCGGTTCAAATAGTCAGAATATTAAAGCATTAACAAGTGATAACATGGTTGATAATGCCAAGTAATTGTATATACAATACACACAATTCTAAATCCTTGATTTATAAGGCTTTGAGGACTATTGAATTATTATAACTATGCACAAAACAGTTGTTTAGCGAAGAGTTGAAAGCATGTAAGTAAATTGTACATGCAATAGATACAATTTTAAATGCTTGATGTTTGAGAGCTGAGCAGCGCACGTATTGGTGCCCCCTGGGGGTCTACAGGAAAAGCGAAAAACCGCCCCACTTAGTCCCCAAAATATCCGCCAAAACAAAAAGGCCTTTACCCATACCCCAATCGCACTAAGCGGTATTTATTATTATAACATAAGTTATATATTAATTAAACAACATACACAATAGTAATATATATACATACAATTACGATAAAATATCAGTTATATATAATATATAACAGCAAAGGAGCTAACAGTGATGAAATTAACAGGATTTGAGTCTAGCAAAATTAATTCCGAAATGGTAAACCACCCTAGCCACTACAACTTGCCCGACCGAAAAGAGTGCATTGATGAAATGATTGACATTTACGGACTTAAGGATGTGGCTAAATGGTGTGAGATTACTGCATACAAGTATAAATATCGTGCCGGACATAAAGGTTCTGTAGTTGAGGATATGAGCAAAGCTGCATGGTACATAATTAAGGCTCGCGAGCTTAAATCTAAGCGCAGATGGAAGATTTTCAGTAAGATTGCTGACAGATACTTGCCAATGTTCATTAAAGGTATTTTTGCATGGATGATGTTGTTCTGTATGTTTCATGCGGTACTCTTTTCCGACCGATACTCAATGGCTATTTCAATAGTGTTTTTAACTTTTGCGTGCATAACCGAGTCAGTGTTGAAAGAAAACAAAGATAATTAGATTTTGAGGTGTAAATCATGTTTGTATTAAAAATTGTAACAACAGTATGGCTGACATTGATTGCTTTTGGAATGGTAAACACGGCATTAAACAAAAAAGTGACAGTTAGTACAAGACTTCTTAGCATTGCGGTAATGTTCGGTCAGATACTTGCCATAGCTTTCATGTGGCAGTAAATATAGGGCATTCGCCAAGCGGTAAGGCACAGCACTTTGACTGCTGTATTCGTTGGTTCAAATCCAACATGCCCTGTTCGGGGTTTACTTGGTTCCCCGACATTGGACTTAGTAGTTCCTTTCGCCCTCATAGTGGAAAGCTGTTAAGAGCCGTCACAAGGCTCGTGAGGGTTTAATCGTGTATAATCCCACAATACACGAGCGTGAAAACCAACCTGTCGTAAAGACATCTGTAATAGGCAGAGTAGACATATATACCCCCTTTAATTAATTGTTAAACTAGGGCAACTCAAATTAGTGAGTCTTAGGTGAGGTGCAATTCCTCACATGTCCTTTGCTGTAGGTTTCGTTAGTTCTTTTCCTACAGCACATACAAATTTATATCTCCGGAGGGTGTAGCCACTCCTTAGACTTCACCCTCATTATCGGCATGTAGCTCAGTGGTAGAGCAGTCGGCTATTAGCTGATTTGTCGTGGGTTCGATTCCTAGCCTTGCCGATTAAACAGAGTAAGCATTGGTGCAGAATGGTGGTTCGAGTCCACCTGTGAGCATAACTCTAGCGAAAAAGGTACTCACCGCTTCTTTCCTAATGTTCTTGGCGATACAAAGAAAATTCGGGGTGAACGGCAACGATTGGTGGTGTTGCGGCAGACTGTAAATCTGTTCCCACGTGGTAAACAATAGAGGTTCGATTCCTCTTTCGCCCATTTGCCGATATGGGATAATGGTATTCCAGTAGCTTGCTAAGCTATCCAACAGAAATGTTGTTCGTGTTCGATTCACGATGTCGGCGCTAGTCGGGGGACACCGACTATTGATGTGTATACAAAAGGGTAAGTAGCGAATGGTCAGGAGACAGGCATATGGATTAAAAACATTTGGGTTATGCCTATGGGTTCGATTCCCTCCAACGTAAAGAGTGCACGCTTTATGTGTGGTTCAAATCCACACCACATCAATCATACGTCGGTTTAGTGCGAGCTGTTATATCTTGAATAGCGGTTGCGTAATGCTGATGGTCTGCAATATAGCAGTTTCGGAAAAATAAAAGAAAACACACAAAAACAAGTTGCTAGTAGGTACGCGCGACTGAAAGCAATGGGGTGAGACACTTCAAAATTCTGTAATGTGTTTTGGACGCCTTTTGATGGAGTGTATCTTGCCTTTTCGGATAGTAGTTCAGTTGGAAGAACAACCATTGCGGTAACAGTAGTAGGTGGAGTCACAGGTTCGATTCCTGTCTATCCGATTACAACAAACTAGGTTAGCTACCGAAAAGCAGAACTACGACTGCCTGTTTGTTGTTATTACTAATCGTAGAGTTGAGCGAATAAGGCGGTACGCTCTTATTATCTTTCGTAGGAGGTAAATAAAATGGCAAAAATTAAAAATGAAAATTTTATAGCAATTCAAGGGTTTATGGTAAAGGAATTAGGGCTTACAGGAAATGAATTAATTGCCTATGCACTAGTGTATGGCTTTTCACAAGACGATGAGAGCGAATTTAAGGGAAGCCTAAATTATGTTGTAGAGTGGCTTAACTGTTCAAGAACAACAGCCTTTAATCTTCTTAACAAATTAGCTGATGATGGCTTCATTAAAAAGACAGAAAAAACTATCAATGGAGTAAAATTTTGCAATTATAGTGCAACCAAACCCAACAATGAGGAATTGAAAGAAATAAAATTAAGAAAGCAAATCCGAAAAGAAAGAGAAAAACTTGAACGGAGTTCAAAAAAATTGAACACCTGTTCAAAAAATCATAATGGGTGTTCAAAAAACTTGAACGAGGGTGTTCAAAAAGTTGATACTCATAATAATAATATAGATAATATAAAAGATAATATAAGTGAAACTATAGGAGAGGTACATACATCAACTAACATTGATGGAGAGGTACATACATCTGTTTCCGAGAAACAGACGGCAAGAGTTACCCGAAAGGATATGCAAGCAAAGAAAGATGATATGCTCAATAGATTCTCTGAAATCTGTGACAACAATATTGAAAACGAGACAATCAGAAGAACAGTTAAAAGCTCATTTCACAGATACATGTGCCTGTACGAAAATTATTTTTGCAAGGTTCACCCAATCTTGACCGATAAAACTCTGACTAATGTATGTCTGTCGCTTTCTAATGTGACCGATACGGAGCATAATCACTTTGAGTGGACAGATGTTTACCTAACAGACAAAACAGGGCTTACTGGGCTTGATAGAATGGTTAATGAGCATTTCAGACGAACACATAGAGGACAGACTAACTACTCGATAACGCATTTTGCTAAAAGCGACTATCTGCTACAGTTGGCACAGGGCATTATAGAGTATTAAGCGGAGGTATAAATATGGCAAAGGGAGTTAAGACACGAAATATTGACTCATTCCGAGAGGGATTGATGGAATATGCATATGGCAGATGTTCACAGGCAGAAGCAGCAAAGATAGCTGGTATGAGCGTGCCGACATTTAGGAAGTACGCAAATATGCACTTTTCAGGTATTCCATTTCCTGACACACTGTTTAAGGCAAAGGAAGAATAACCAATGAACACAAATTGTGTGAACTGTGGCGCACCGATTGACAGAAAACTTAATAAATGCCCCTATTGTGGTACACCTTATGATTACAGTGGCTTTAATGCAAGCTTTGAAAATGCGCTTGGAACTATCTCTATTGCCGGGCAAGAATATCAAGCATATTTAGGCAAATGTGAGGTAAACACAATCAATATGGGGTGTGGCAGAGGCATAGATGGAATGCTTCACGGAGACAAAATTGTTAAAAAACGAAAATTTACTTTGATTGAGGTGTAATATGTGTGAATTTTGCGAAAATCCTACAAAATGGAATACTGATGATTATAGCTTAGTTCCAAACAGAAACTTATCAGATGGGATTATGCAAGCGGAAGATAACACCTATCAGATTGGTGTGTTTAACAGTTATTTTGATTTTTGGGAAGTTATGGATATCGATTATTGCCCTATCTGCGGGAGAAAGTTGGTGTAGTAATGGCGGAACCTTTAAGCAAATTAGCGGAAAAATGTAAAAGTTGCCCTAAATCTGAAAAATGCGACCATAAAAAAATGGAGCTATGCGCTTTAGCGGATTTACCACCATTAAATCTTGCAAGTGCTACACAAGGTATTTTGATAGACAATATGTCACCTGCATTGAGGGAAGAAATAAAAAGTCCTTTAAGTCCATTTCGGTACAAAGACGAATTAGAAAAAGCACTAAATGATTTGCATTTTGGAAATATGTTTATGTATGGTGCCTAGAAAGCTGGTGGAAGAATGAAAGAAACTATTTTATATATTTCAAAATCAGAACAGGATATACAAAGCTTTCTGAAATATCTTCAATCAAAGCTAAAAGCAGAACAAAAGGAATGTACCTTAGATGAAAAACACAATATTTTAAAAGTCCCAAAATATTACGATATTGTCGGAAAGAGTGTTCATGGGAATATGCTTGGTGTGGGCTATGGATATTGCAAATATTATTGCTTTTCAGAAGCGTACAGCAAAGATAAGTATAGCAATGCAGAAAATGAAAGACTTAAAGAAATTCTTATGCACACAAGAGAGGGTGCGGAGAGAATATCAGGGCTTGATATTTTGTGTATGCTAGGGTTGGTTTGAAAGGCGGTGGAAGGATGAAACATCAAAAAGAATGGCGCACTTGTGACAGGTGCGGAAAAGAAATAATACGCTACGATGAAAAATGTGCATATATCAAAACAAGAGAGGTAAAACCTCTTTACGAAAAAAGCATATGCACAGCCGAAGATTTAGCAAGGGAAGTGTTTCCAATGGCTATATGGAGAGATAATATCCAATACGATTTATGCCCTAAGTGCAGGAAAGATTTTGAGAGGTTTATGAGAAATGAACAACATTGACAATCCTTTATCAGAGTATCGACCGCCATCCAAAGAAGCATTGAGAAATTTTGGCATAGACATTTCAAGAGAAGCAGTAGAAAAATATGCTTTGGAAAAGTTTGGCAGACTGCCACAAAGCCATATTGAAATGAATTTTGCTAGGGATTCTAAAATAGTTGAAGAAACAAAGAGATTTATAAGGAATGAAAATAATAAATTGTAAAGGAGAAAATAAATTATGAATTTTGGACAGGCAATTGAAGCATTAAAAAACAGCAAAAAAGTAGCAAGAAAAGGTTGGAATGGCAAGGGAATGTTTGTGTATTACGTTCCGGCTGGCAATTTTAAGTCTTATACAGAAATTGGAAAATCTATTGCAGATAAAGACGATTTAGTACATTACAATCCGTATTTTGCTATCAAAAATGTTAATGACACTGTTTCTACATGGGTTCCGTCAATTAATGATTGTTTAGCAGAAGATTGGTATGTAGTTGAGTAGCATATGGGAGCGTGTTTGAGCTATGAGCATGGCAGAAGTAATTAAATCAATAGAGCGTGAAGCGCTTAGAGAAGCACAATCACACGAAATAGGCGGTAGAAATGGCGAGCCGATAGAAACATCCGAATTTCATGATATGACTATTGGCATTGATATTTCGGTCGATGCAGTCAATGAGTATGCAAAATCAATTTTAGGCAGATACCCGGAAAATAATTATGAATTTTCAAGAGCATTAGCAATGAAAATCCTAGAGGAAACAAAATCATTAGCGAATAGCACAAAAAAGGAGTAAAGTTATGTTAATAGTTGCATTACAAGACGATGTAGATAATCTGTATGCAATATGGAATACGGTTACGGATAGGTTTTTGGGTGTAAACCTCACGAGAGACTGGGCAATGGATGCGATAATACAACACAAGCACTGTTCTATAGCAGAAGCTAATTCAAGGCTGGATAATCCACAACCATTTTCTGATGTTGCTAAGGCTATTTGCAATAGCAATATTAAAAGTAGATTAGATGTGCTACGCACAAGATGTCACGAAAGTGCAAGAGACAGTTTTGATAAAGGCAATTATGGAATTTTGCATATAGTTACAGCAGATGAATTAAAATAAACAATTACCGGCTAACAAATAGAGTTAGTCACTACCCTAAATAGCGGAAAGGACGAATGACCATGATAGAAACTGTTATAGCGATTGTAATTATATTTGCCGTATGCGAAATCATAAATTTTATAAACTACAAGTTTTATTCAGAACTTATCGGTACAAAGTACAACAGAAACGCAAAATACAGAAAGCCTGCACACTTAACCCTTAAAGAAACTAAGAAAAGATACTATCCACAATACAGATATGCAGTAGTAAATGTTGAATTTGCCAATTATCCATCATGGATTTGTAAAAATATTGAAGAGGCAAGAGAAAGAGTAAAAGACAGTTGTCAAAGATTATATATTGTAGACCTTGGAGATGTGATATAGTTACACAATGATTTGTAGCGAACATAGCGTTGAAGAGATAATGATTAAAACGACAGAGTAATATATTACCGCCGTATAAGTGACTTACGGTGCTACCCTAAAACAATTATAGGCAGAGGTCTATAAGCACCTTTGCTTTTTAAAAGTGGAGGTGCTTTTCTTATGGCTAGTCAGAGCCTTATTTCCACAGTAAACGGATATGAAAACTACATAAAGGATAAAGGAAAAGACGAGCAAGTAATTAATGCCTATGTAGACGCTTGCAGTGTAGCCATAAACGGCGAGAAAGATATTGAGTATGGACTACAACTCACTAAGAGGGCAAAAGAGCTTATAGAGGACTTCTGCACGGCTAAAACAGGTGGTACGATTTGGGATTTGGAAAAATACGCATTCGACCACAAAACCACATATGAGCTGATAAACAAAAAATATGAGGTTTTGTTACTTGAAGCTCAAAACAAAATAGTTGACAGCTATTTTCAGTACATAGAGAAAAAGCGTGAGCCTAAAGACCGATTTTATATGCCACGTAGGAAACAACTAATCAAAATCGGACTTGTGGACGCATTACAAGGCATGATTGATGATAAATACGACATATTGTGCGTGAGCCTAGTGCCTGGAGCCGGAAAGCTGCTTGCTGATGATACACCTGTTTTAACTACACAAGGTTGGAAAAACCACGGAGATTTAAAAATCGGAGACTATGTATACGGCATAGACGGAAATCCCAAAAAAATATTACATGTTTTTCCAAAAGATACGGCAAACTGCTTGTTGACATTTTCCAATGGTGAAAAAATACAATGCCACGAAAACCATGAGTGGGTGGTATGGGATAGACACAGAAATAAACTCCGCACTATTGAAACTAAAGAATTATTTGAAAAAGACATAGATAGTGGAGAGAAAAACAAAAGAGGACACAGATATTACTATTTTTTGCCACACAGAGAACCTTTTAAGGGCAAAAAACGAGAATATGCTGTTGAACCATATGTTTTAGGAGTTTGGCTAGGAGACGGCACAGAAAAAAAGCCTACATTGACCATATGCAACACTGATTTAGAGATAGTGAATGAGGTAAAAAAGCATTATAAGCTGTCAACAGTTTATGAACAAGTAGGCTGTAAAGCGTATCATTTTTTGGGACTTAGAGAAAACCTTGAAAAGTTAGGCATGTGTCATTCAAGAAAAGCATTAGGCAAACGAATACCACAAGAATATCTGAACGGCAGTTTAGAGCAAAGGCTTGATTTGTTAGCCGGACTTATTGATACTGACGGAACTTGCAACAAAAAAGAAAAGAAATATTCTATTTCGACAACAAATGAAGAGTTAAAAGATGGAATTATTAACCTAATATCTACGTTTGGCTGGAGATGCAATATTTCTAAAGCAGAGCCGAAAATCTCAAACAGTGGCATACATGGCAAGAAAATTGTTTATAGAATTGGATTTTCACCTACATTTGAAATCCCATGCAGAGTTGAAAGAAAACAATTAAAAGAATTTTCAAAGCAACGTATGGTATCTATTACAGAAGTCGCTCACATTGAAGCTAAAAAGGGAAATTGCATACAAGTCGAGGACGGAATTTATTGTGTCGGAAAAACAATGATACCAACACATAACAGTACGATTGAAAAATTTTTTCATTCGGCAGTTGCCGGTTGGTTTCCAAAAGACTACAGCCTATTTTATTCACACAGTGGTGACATTACACGAATGTACTACGATGGAGTATACGACATTGTTACCAATGATGATGATTATGCATGGCATGACATTTTCCCTAAACTATCAGTTACAAGCACGAATGCCAAAATGGAGCAATTCAATATTGGCAAATACAAGCCTTTTCCGTCAGTGCAATGTACTTCTGTTGGAAGCAAGAATGCCGGAAAAGTACGTGCAAGTAAATTTTTGCTAGTTGATGATATGATAGGTGGAATTGAGGAGGCCTTAAATCCTACAATACTTGATAAATTATGGGATAAATACGCAGTAGACGCAAGACAACGTAAGACACAAGATACGGACGGAAAACCATGTAAAGAGATACATATTGCCACTCGTTGGAGCGTACATGATGTTATCGGACGCATTCAAAATATGTATGTCGGAAATCCAAGAGTCAAAACAATATCAGTACCCGATGTAGACCCGGTGACAGGAGAAAGTAATTTTGATTATGAATATGGCGGTTTTACAAAAGAGTTTTTTGCGGACCAACAATTACTCATGGACGAAATCTCTTACCGATGTTTGTATAAACAGGAACCTATCGAGCGTGAGGGCCTATTGTTTCCCGATGATAAAATCCGCAGATACTTCAATCTTCCACATGGCGAACCGGAAATCATCACAGCTCAATGCGATACAAAAGGAAAAGGCACAGACTATTTTGTTATGCCGATACTGCAAAAATATGGCGAGGATTATTATTGCGTTGATTGTGTGTGTGATAATACGGCAGACTATGAAATGCAGTATGAAAATGCGTCAAACACATTAGTCAATAATCAGGTACAAGAGTGCGAGTTTGAGCGTAATGCCGGTGGTGACAGAGTGGCCATGGAAGTCAATAAGCGAGTTGAAAATAAAGGGTGGATATGCAACATCACTGATGTACCGACAGAGACAAATAAGGAAGCACGTATTTTTCAGTGTTCTAACTGGATTTTACAACATATTATTTTTAAAGACCAATCACTTTATAAGCCTAATGAGCCTTATGGAGTAATGGTATCACTGCTGAAACGATATTCGGTAACAGGTAAAAAACAGCTCGATGATGTTCCTGATGTTTTTTCAAACTTTGCCTTAAGAATGACACAAGGCAGTAGGATAGCAAAGGTTGAAGCAGTACATAATCCGTTCAGAGGAGGGCTTTATTAATGAATACAAAAACTTACTTAAATCAAATTAGCAGATTAGATAAAATGATACAAAATAAGCTGTCTGAAATATACCGGCTTAAGACAATAGCATGTAGTGTTACTGTTTCAACGGACAAAGAGGCAGTTGATGTTTCATCGGACAAAGATAAATTAGGCAGTACAGTAACTAAAATTGTGGACTTGGAAAAAGATACAGACAGACTTGTTGATGAATTTATGAGAAAAAGAAATCATATCATCGGTCAAATTGATAGTATGGAGAATACTGACTACTATCATGTACTCTCAATGAGATATGTTAATCAAAATACTTTTGAAGAAATCGCACAGGCTACAAATTGGAGCATAAGAAAGATATTTACAATCCACGGCAGAGCCTTACAAGAGTTTGAAAGGCTTTACGGAAAAGAATATCTTGAAAATGTGCAGTAGTGTGCATAGTTTTGCATATCATTGCATATATACACTTAAAAAATTGACAGTTATAATATAACTATGAAAAAATCGTAATTCGTTCATTGCGAAAATCTCTTTTAAAAATGGCACTCACAGATTGTGGGTGCTATTTTTTTACGAAACGAGGACAACATGAATAATCAAAATATTGTACCAACAGGAAAACGAAGTGTAATGTGCCCTCGTTGCGGAAAGCTATTAACGTGGGTGAATAAAAATGATAAGAAACACCATAAAGTAATGTGTACGCACTGCCGTAAATGGATATGGTTTTGGGCTGGCACACAAGAATTTGAGATAAAAGAGGTTCCGCAAAGAACTTCTGCAAGTGGCATGAGGTTTTATTGATGTATAGATATGCTCATAAAAACGTAAGACCTTTTTCGGCTGTCTGTCAGAATAATTACGGCAGACAAGTTATTTTCACACGTAAAAGGCAAATCACAAAAAACAACATAATCGAAGAACTGAATAAAGCACTTGTGATTCACGAGCAAAACGCTATTGAGATTGAGTATCTTGACAGATACTACCGTGGTGACCAACCAATTTTGTATCGACAAAAGGTAAATCGTCCGGAAATCAATAACAAGATTGCTGTAAATCTTGCGTATGAGCTTGTTGAGCGCAAAACCGCAGAGATGTGTGCCGAGCCAATCCAATATGTGTTGCGTGGCACTGATAACCATAAGTCGGAAGAAATCACACAGCTTAACATTACAATGGATTCAGAGAGCAAACAGGAGTGCGACATAGACATACATCGTTGGAGAAGCATATGCGGTACCGGCTACAGATTCATCGGCAATGATGACGGACAAGGGCAGTTGCTTGATGAGAGCGATTTTTACTTATCTTCTGAAAATCCAATGTACACCTTTGTAGTTTACTACTCAAATGGACGTCCGGCATTCTCTTGTCAAATAGGAGAGGACGAGAACGGAGCAGATATTTATTATGTGTTCACTGACAATGAGTGGTTTGATATTCGCAACGACAAGATTTTCGCAAGCGGAACAAACGGCAACAGAGCTATTCCGGTGATTGAATATCCAAACAATGCAAGGCGATTATCTGATATCGAAATGACTATTGCAATTACAGACGCTATCAACGTGCTTACATCAGACAGAATTAATGGAGTCGAGCAATTTGTGTCTGCATGGGTAAAATTCGTTAATTGCGAGATTGATATAGATACATTCAGAAAAATGCGACAAGAGGGAGCATTGGTAGTCAAATCTAACAATGGTTCAGACAATAAAGCTGATGTTGATGTAATGACAAGCGAACTTAATCAGACAGAGGGACAAGTGGTTTTCACTGACCTTTTTGAAAGATTTTTAAGTATTCAAGGCCTTGCAAATCGTCAGGGCAACACAGGCGGTGACACCGGTTCTGCCGTAGAACTGAGAAACGGACATTACGATGCCGGACTTAGGACGGCTATTAATGAGCCTATCCTCAAGAAATCAGAGAGAATGGCACTTAGGCTTATTCTTAACAGGCTGAGAATTAATAAGGGCTTTACGCTTATGCCTAGTGATGTTGAGATACACATTAATCATAACAAGCTAGATAACATGCTTGTTAAGGCAGAGGTGCTTGAAATATTACTTAGGTGCGGTATCAATTACAAGAGAGCTGTTAAGACGATTGACATGTTTAGTGACCCTGAACAAGTTACTCTCGAAAGTGCTAAGCGGATGGAAATGTTATTCCCGGAGGAACAGCCGACAACAGCTACACCTAACAATGATAAGAACAATGGAAAGACAGCCGATGAATAATTGGCTGTCAATTTATTTTGGAGCTTGATATGGCAGACGAAATCCACGCACTTAACAAAAATGAAATACAAGACATAGATTATGATACATATTTTGGTGAGATGGATTTATCTGACGAGGAAAAGGAAGATAGAAAAAAGCTTGCTGAAAAGTTTGAAAAAATCTTTGTTATGCTATTTGCCCTGTTATCCGGCAAGGAAGAAACAGAGATAACCACTATCACCAAAGAATTTATCATCAGATATGAGAGCATTGCCACACAGTATTGCAAGACGAAGAAAACACCCTCATACATTATAGACTATGCCCGGTACATTGTGAATGAGGTGGTTGACGCTACCGAGCAAAATATTGAAGTGGAGTATTTTACTTCGCAGAAGCGAGCAAAAAATGTAGCTGCGAATGAAGCTAATGCAGTTGGCAATTACAGACTACAAACTGAAATGGTAAAACAGGGCTACAAAACAAAAGAGTGGCGCTCAAAAGAAGATTCACATGTCAGACCTACACATGCAGAAGTTGATAGAAAGAGAATTGATATTTTTGAGCCGTTTGAAGTCGGAAATTCACTGATGATGTTTCCGAAAGACCATTCTTTAGGGGCACAGGTAAAAGAAATAGCAGGGTGTAGATGCAGTGTTAAATATTACAAATAATGAGCAACTTGTAAGGAAAACTTATAGGTTGCTTTTTATTATACAAAATTTGCAGTTGTGCGTTAAACAACAGAAAAACTCGGCTGGTGCGACCAGCGATAACAAAAGCGTGAGTTACGGAGGTAATTGAAATGACAAGAAATGATGTTTTGAAGCTTTTTCCCGATGCAACGGATGAGCAGATAACAAATCTGCTTAACAAGAGCGGTGAGGAAATGGCAAGAGAGAAAGAGAAAGCCAATCAGTACAAGGCTAAAGCCGACAAAGCTGACGAACTACAGACACAGCTTGATGAGCTACAGAATGGCAACATGACGGAGCTTGAAAAGGCAAATAAAGCCTTAGAGACAGCCAATCAGCAGATAGCCAAGTTGCAGAAAGATAACGCTGTCAGAGACTTGCGTGAGAAGGCTATGTCAGATTTTGGAATTACAGCAGAACAGGTAAAGACAGTAGTAAAAGAGGATGGCTCTTTTGACACAACATCACTTGGCAAGATTATTTCCGACATGAAAGCCAATGCGATAGCGGAGTATGAGAAAAATGCACTCAAAGGTACTCCTAATCCAAACAATGGCGGTAACAATAATGAACCCGACTCAAAGCCAGCAGATGTAGCCAATGCAGAACAAATCTCATTCGGTACAGTTGCAAACGCTGAAAGTCAAAACAGCTATGTAATTTAAAACAGGAGGTAGAAACGATGGGAAAGCCAATCGTAAGAGACTTTACACAGGGTAAAGGAATTTTAAAATTTTTCCCTTATGAGGGTGCAGCGTGCCTTGTACCACAGACTATGGTAACAAGCGCAGACACAAACGGAATGAAGATTGTACCGGCCGGTACACCATTTCCGAGCAATGACGCAGAGTGCAAGGGCTATCTGTTACACGATGTAGATGTAACGATGGGTGACGCACCTGGAACATATGTATATCAGGGAACTATTGATTGGGAGAAAGTTAAGTCACTTTCAATCGCAGATGAAGCTAGAACTGCAACACCTAGGGTTACTTTCTATGGGGCGCCAAAGATTGTAGCAAGTCAGGTTTAAAAGGAGGTAGAAGAACATGGCATTACCATTAGCAGAAGCATTTACAGCGAGAAGTCTCGGTGTAATGTGGGATAACTACAAAAAGACATTAGGAACTGCCCCTTATCTTGGCAGACAGAAATTTGGAACACGTAAACAGGACTCACTCGACCTTAGATTTATCAAGGGTAAGAACGGACTACCGGTATCACTCAAAGCTTCAAACTTTGATGCACAGGCAGAGTTAAGAGATGTTGGAGGCTTCTCTGACATTCAGAACTCAATGCCATTTTATCGTGAGGGATATATGGTAACAGAGAAAGAGGAACAGGAGTACGACAATTACAGAACTTCTGAGAACTCAAGCCTTGCCAATAACGTATTACGTGAAATCTCAAAGAAACCAATGATGTTAATTGAGGGTGCATTAGTTGTACCGGAGAGACAGATTTGGCAGTTACTTGCACCTACAGATGGTGTACCAAAAGTAAAGGTTGTGCTTGGCGATAAGAACTATGTCGTTGATTACACAGCCGACAATGGCGCAGAGCATAAGGAGAAGCACTTTAAGTCAATTACCGGCACAAGCGCATGGGATAAGCCTACTACATGCGCACCACTTGATGACCTTATTACAGCTCGTAGAGACTTTGCAAAGGCTACAGGCTATTCACTTACACGCTTCACCATGAATACAGAGACTTGGGAAATGGTGCTTAAGGCAGAGGACACAAAGAAACAGGTACTCGGTATCACTGCTTACAATGGCGGTATCAGATTACAGCAAGGACAGGTTACTGAATACCTTAGAGGATATGGTATCGAGATTGAAGTATATGACAAGCGCTACGTTGACGAGTCAGGACAGACACAGTACTTTGTGCCAACAGGCATTGTATCTGCGCAGTCTGCCGGAGTATTCCTTGGCGATTACACATTCGGTAAGACCCCGGAGGAAAGAAGCGGAAGTATCACAGACGGAAACCTCTCACTTGTTGAGACCGGTGTATCTGTATACACATACGCTACAAATCATCCTATCAATACTCACTGTATCGTATCTATGATTGGATTACCTACATTCGAGGGTATGGATAGCGTTATGGTTCTCAAAGTTAAGGAGGATTAAGGCTTATGATAGCAACGCACTCTATAAAGCATGATGGAGTGTGGTATAGAGTCGGAGACGAGGTACCGGAAAGCAATAGCAATTCGGTACCATCTGATTTTATGAACCCACCAGAAACACCATACACAAAGACAGAAATTAACAGAATGTCAACAGCCGACTTAAAGAAGCTTGCGAGCGAAAATGGTATTGAAAATGCCACAGAAATAAACGGCGGTGACTTGAAGAAAATGTTAATTGAAAAGTTTGGATTATAAGGAGCTTGGCATGGAATACACCACATTAGAGCAAGTCAAAATCAGACTTAAACAATTTCATATTGATACAGTCACGAATGATGATGAAACAACATCTGATGTGGTAGTGTTCGACAAAAAGGAAGATAACCCACTCATTGAACAGCTCATTAAGCAAGCCACGGAAGATGTAAAAGCAAAAAGGTGTTATCCGGACACTTTCACTGATAATGATATAACTGCTGATTTAAAGCAGTTTGAAAATGTCGTTATCAATCTTGCTGTCTACGACCATTCACAAGCCGGTGAGAACTACATGAGCGCATTAAGTGAGGGCGGAGTGAGCCGTACATGGAAAGACAGAGATAAGCTGTTTGTCGGAGTTTTTCCTTTTGTCAAAGTGCTATAAGCAAAAGAAGATTGTGCGTTACCAATATGGTAGCAGGCGGTACACATTAAGTGGTGGTGGGCGGTGTGCCAATACCAAAGACGAAAGGCTGTAAGATGAATAATTTAATCTATCAGACATACATTATTGCCTTGCCAATTGTCCTGACAGCGCTTTTGGGTTATATTGTTTGGCTTTTACAAGAACAGAAAAAACAAAAAGCAATAGACACAAAAGAAAGAAACGAGCGCATTGAAGAGGAAAAGAAGCTACGACAAGCAAACGGAAAAGGTACAATGTTACTCTTACGAGTACAGCTTATCGAATACCACGATAAGTACATGAAGCTTGGCGAAATTCCCTCATATGCGTATCAGAATTTTTGCGAGATGTATGACGCATACCACGCACTTGGCGGTAATGGCATGGTAACAAAAATGAAAAATGAGATTGAGGAAATCCATTTAGGCAAAGGAGGGAAAAACTGATGGACTTTACACAAGTACCTACAGTAGTTGCCATTATGGTAATTACTTATTTAATCGGATATGCTTCAAAGCAGATACCACAGGTCAAAGATAATATTATTCCTATTATCGTAGGTGTAGCCGGTGGAGTACTCGGCATTGTTGGAATGTTTGTAATTCCCGGTTATCCGGCAAACAACATTCTTGATGCAATAGCAGTTGGTATTGTGTCGGGCATGGCAAGTACCGGTGTTAATCAGATTTACAAGCAGATAAAGAAAAATGCTTGATATCAATAAGCAAGCCATGAAATACGCGGTTCAAGGCCAAACAGTCACAGTCTATGAAAAAGACGAGGACGGAAATCTAAAGTTTTACGAAACAGAGGACGGAGAGAAGATATATTACACACATGAAGAAACAGGCTTTTCGGAGCCGGTTGATTTTCGAGCGAATATATCATTTGACGGAGGAGAAGCGCAGAACAAGGAATATGGCTTTAATACGGCTGATTTTGATGCTGTTTTGCTGACAGACAGAGGAAAATACCCTTTTAAAAAAGGTGACGTTATTTGGCTTGATAGTGAGCCTACAAAGGACGAAAACGAATTAGTTGATTCAACTTCCGCAGACTTTACGATAGTGGGAGTAAAACCCTCTCTCTACTCAGTTAAGTACATGCTCAAAGCAGTTGTGAAAGAAGTGTAATTATGAAGATTGACATTTCTCTGACAGAAAAATCCATACAAGATGCGATAGACAAGCTTGAAAAATACAAAGACCACTTACAGGACAAGTGCATAGCATTTGTCGGAGAGCTTGCCAGTAATGGCATTGCTGTAGCACGAGCAAATACAGGCAATTTCGGACACTATATTACATTTAGTTACGAAATTAAAGATACAACAGACGGCTGTACGGCTATTGTGCTTGCTACCGAAACAGGGCAGATACAAAGCACATGGCAAACGGCAGACGGACTTAAAACAGTTGATGTATCGCCTTTGCTTATGGCTGAATACGGCTCGGGCTGGAAAGCTAAACCACATTTCAATGACACAAGAGGCGGTCAAGGAACTTTTCCAGGGCAGACACACGCATTTGACAGCGAGGGTTGGTATTGGAGAGACGAAAGCGGAGAATTACACCATTCATACGGCATTACACCTACAATGCCGATGTATCACGCATTTGCAGAAATGGAAAATGACATTATAAGAACGGCACGGAAAATTTTTTAGTTGAGGTGATAAAGTGGCGAGTCAAAATCAATGGGCTTATGACCTTGAAGACCTTACATATGCGATTATGAAAACCCGATGTGAGAAAAAATTGAAAACTAAATATCCCAAGCTAAAATTCACGCAAGAGGAACAGTCGGACAGTGCAACGGCTAGTTTCCCGACAGTGCTAGTTCAAGCACTCGAACCTATAGAACAGAATGAAGATTTAGAGCGCGAAAGAATGAATACAGTGTTATTTACAGCACAAGTGACTGTTACAACGAATAAAAGCCGTTCGGAAGCCTTGAATGTGGCGCAGACAGTGGCTAATGAATACAAAGCCATGTCATTCAAGTTAGTGCCAGCCCCATTCGTTAGAAAAAACGGCAAATTATGGACAGCGACATTACGTGCTAGGCGGTCATTCGATTGGAATGATAGATTATAAGAGCCTTTTGGCTCTTATTTTTTTATGAAAAATTAGGAGGTAATAAAAATGGCAACAGGTTTAAAAAGTAGAATTGCTTACAAGACGCCAACCGGTTCTGCCGCAAGTGGCGATTATTGGGCTGGAACTTACAAGCTCTTACTTAGAGCAAAATCAATTCCCTCACCATTCGGTTCACAGAACATGGTAGATACTTCAACTCTTGAAGATTTAGTAGAGACGCAGGAAATGGGCAGACGTTCAGCCGGTTCAATGGAAGTTGAGGGAGCTTTTGAGAAGAAGTACAAAGATGAAATGGTAACTAACGAGGGTAAGAAGCTCGACTTCATTATTCTTTATGGCACAGACGGAAAAGGCTCAGAGGGTATCTGTGCTTTTATCGGTCAGGAGTCATTCGCCCCAGGTGAAGCTTCCGATGACCACTTAACAGGAACTGCGACTGTATCGGTTCAGACAGTACCTAAGTGGATTGAGGATAACTACGATGTTGCGGTAACAGAGGATGACCAAGGCTATCCAACAGCAATCACACTCACAAAAAAAGGGTGAGCCAATCGGAAAAAGCCGTAGCGGTTGGCTATGATGATAGCACGGCTGACAGCGAACTTGAAGATACAATATAGTAAGGTAATTGAGGCAGTTTTAATACTGCCTCTTTCCCTATATAAATTAGGGAGAAAGGGAAAGATAAAATGAAAATTAAATTAAGCGGAAAAGAATACACAGTTAAATTCGGATATGCACCGGTAGTTAAGAATAAAATTATCCCAAGGCTCGTAGGAATGGAGCAACAGGGTGAGGGGCTTGAAGTCATTGACAACATGCTTGAATTTTTACCGGAGTTTTTACTCGTAGGTTTGCAGAAATTCCACGCTGACGAATTTGGCTTTGATTTTGACAATAAAGAAGCAAAAGAGAAACAGCTCGAAAAGGTATACGATTTACTTGACGATTACCTTGACCCAGAGAATGAAGAGGGTGGAGATTTACAATCGCTCTACAATGATTTGTCGGCTGAAATGGAGAAAAACAGTTTTTTATCGAAGATGCTGGCGAAAGAGGGACAGACAGCCAAGAAGAAACCAATCAAGAAGTAAAAGAACTTACATGGGAAGTATATTGCAACGAAATCCGCCCATATTGGCTTTTAGCAACTAAAGGCTATGGATTTAGTGTTGAGGACATAGATATGTCTTGTCCGGCTGATTTGGAGCCTTATTCAAAGGCTTATATGCTTGCACAAAAAGAAACCGATTCTAACATGTGGGCTTGGTGGGGCACATACGGACTAAGCGCAACTCTTACAGCTATCGACAGAGCCTTAAACGGCAACAAAGCAAGAGCAAAATACATCGAAAAATCATTAAATGAGCAATACTCAAAAGATAACGAACCTAAGTACAAAGAGTCTAATGAGGAAATTGCCGTTTACGAAATGAAACAACGAATTAACGCATTAAGACAGTCAGGATTACCTGAAAGTCCTGATTAATGAGGTGAAAATATGGCATATAAAGGAATTGACGTTTCGTCATATCAAGGAAATATTGATTGGAGTAAGGTTAAGTGGACTGGGGTACAATTTGCAATCCTTAAAATAATCCGCAAAGACCTTAATCCGGATAAAACCTTTGAGCAAAATTGGAAAGGCTGTACTGATGCAGGAATGCCGATACAAGGCGTTTATAACTACTCATACGCTACAACAGTAGACAAGGCAAAGACAGACGCAAATAAGGTCATTCAGACACTTAACGGAAGAAAAACCTTTGTTTGGTTAGATGTTGAAGATAAATGTCAGCAAGGACTCGGACAGACACTTATTGATATTATCAACACATATCAGAGTGTTATAAAGGGTGCTGGGCTTAACTTTGGTGTATACACAGGGCTTAGCTTTTATAATCAGTATATTGCACCATACGCAAGTCAGATTAATTGTCCGTTTTGGATAGCACGTTATCCGTCAACTAAGGGAATGTCTATCGGTGATGAGCCTAATAGCGCAAAGAAGCCTGTTATTAAACACCCTCTGTATGGTTGGCAGTATTCGAGCGCATTTACTTGTAGCGGTCTGAATAACAGCACTGACGCTAACTTACTCTATATTGAGCTTGATAAGGGTGACGGAATAGAGAATAATCCGGCGCCAATAGCAACTCCGACACCAACGGTAACTCCGGTAAAGAATAACGCTTGGAAAGGCAATGAGGAATATTACCTCGACAATGATAATGTAAGAAAATGGCAGCACGCTATGAATGTAGGCTTCGACCTCAAAGGAGCTGATGCACTGAAAGAAGATGGCAAGTTTGGAGCCAATTCACAGAGATTTGCTAAAAATCACAATTTGTGGAGCGGTCAGAGACATAACTGCCCGACAGCCTTTAAGTGGTTGAGAAAAACTCTGCATGACAAGTATCATTTCTACAAACTTGATACTGATTACGGCAAGTGGACGGATTATCTCACTAAATGTGTCAAAGTATTTCAAAAGAATAGAGGTCTTAAGCAAGATGGATATGTTGGATTGATTACAACATACTATCTGCTCAAAGACTAAATACACGAGAGCTACTTTAGGGTAGCTCTCTTTTTTATTACATACAGGGAGGTGAGAAAATGGCAGAGAGCATTGAGCTTCAGATCAAGTCGGACGCGCAACAAGCGATTAAAGCCATAGGTAATTTACAAAGCAAGTTGCAAGGACTTGGAGATACTCTCAATTCCCTCAATGGTGCAAGCATAAGCAATTTTGCGAGCGGAATGTCGCATCTTGCGACATCACTTAGAAGCGTGAGCAGTATTGACACTCGTACTTTTAGCAAGATTGCAACCAACATGGAAAAGCTTGGCAACCTTGATACTGCAAGACTTGTCAGCTCGGCAAGTGCTTTGAAGAGCATGGCAACAGAATTGTCGGGCTTTGCAAATATTTCAAAGCAATCAGCAGAGATTACACAGCTAACAGCTTCAATCTCAAAGCTCGGCTCAAAATCAGCCGGATATGCTGCAGAAAACATCAAAAACCTTGGCAGTGCCTTGAAAGAGGTAATGACAACATTATCTAGCGCACCGAGAGTCAGCAACAACATTATTCAAATGACTAATGCACTTGCTAATCTGTCACAGCAAGGCTCGAAAGTTGGCTCGGCTAGTAGGTCACTTGTAACAAGCTTTTCAAACACAACTAAGTCAATTAAGCGTACAGGAAGCGGATTTAGGGGATTGGCTTCGACTATCGGTAAGTTTTACGCAACTTATTGGCTGGTTATGAGGGCTGTCGGAAAGCTAGGCAGTACAGTTGATTTAGCGAGCCAATTAACCGAGGTTCAAAACGTAGTAGATACCACGTTTGGCGATATGGCAAGCAAGGTTGATGATTTTACAAAAACGTCAATTCAAGACTTTGGAATGTCAGAGCTGACAGTTAAGCAAATATCAAGCCGTTTTCAAGCGTTAGGCACTTCTGTAGGTATTACATCACAGCAAGTGGCAAATGGTACGGCAGTGGCAAATAAAGCTCTTATGAGCCAAAATAACACGCTATACAAGACTACAGACAGTATGGCTGATATGTCACTTAATCTTACGAGATTAGCTGGTGACATGGCTTCATTCTATGATGTAGACCAAGCTGATGTTGCAAAGAGCTTACAATCCATTTTTTCAGGAACAATAGCACCATTAAGGAGATACGGACTTGATTTAACACAGGCCACACTATCTGAGTGGGCTATGAAAAACGGACTTGACGCAAATATCAAGTCAATGACGCAAGCTGAAAAGGTATTGCTAAGATATAATTATGTCATGGCAAATACGCAAGCTGCACAAGGAGACTTCGCCAAGACAGCTAACACCTGGGCTAACAGTGTAAGAGTCCTTAAGCAAGAGTTCCAAGCATGGGGCAGTATCATAGGTAGCGTAATAATCAATGCTCTAAAGCCGTTTGTTCAAGCCTTAAGTAAAGTAATGCTCAAGGTTATCAGCTTTACAAGAACTGTAGCTGACGCGCTCGGAGCAATCTTCGGATGGACTATCGAGATAAGCGGTGGCGGTGCTACTGTTGACGGCATGGAAGACATAGCTGACGGAGTAGGCGATATTGGCGATAGTGCCGATAAGTCGAATAAGAAAGCACAAAAACTGAAAAAGACACTGCTTAGCATAGACGAGATACACGCACTTGACGATAATAGCGATAGTGGCAGTGGTGGAGGTTCGGGCAGTGGCGGTTCAGGTGGCGGTGGAGCTGGCAGTGGAGTTGATAGCTCACTGAAAAAGACTGATGGATTGCTCGAAAAATACAAATCATCAATCAAAGACCTTTACTCACTTGGAAAGTACATCGGTGACGCTCTAGCGAGTGCTATGGAGAGCATTAATTGGAAGAAGATTTATCAGAAAGCTGATAATTTCGGAAAAGGGCTTGCAGACTTCCTTAATGGTTTAATCAGCCCAAGACTCTTTTATGATTTGGGTGCAACAATAGCCGGTTCACTGAACACAGCTTTGCATTTCCTCAATTCATTCGGCACAACATTCGACTGGACTAATTTTGGCTTGTCGATTGCTAACGGCATTAATGGATTTTTTGAGAACTTTGATTTTGCGTTATTGGCAAAAACTATTAACGCATGGGTACAAGGAATATACACCATGCTAACCACGGCAATTAAAAATGTGTCGTGGAAAGATGTACTCAAAGGAATTACGGACTTTTTAAGCAATTTGGACATTAAAACTGTTGAGATAATAGTTGGCACATTGCTGATAAAAAAGATAATTTCGCTAAAATTAGGTTCAGTGGCACTCGCTTTTATTGGAAAATCATTATCAAAAGCGATAGCACAGGCAATAGCTTCAAAAATTGGATTTGAGCTTGTAGAAGGAGCTGGTATTGGAACGGCAATAATGCAAGCATTTAAAACGATTTTCGCCTCATTGTCAACAAACCTCGGACTACTTATAGAGGGATTATTCAGTGGTTTAAGTTTGGGTGATGCAATAACGGCTGCATTCGGAACAGGGGCAGTAGACCTATTAGCAACAATCGGTTCTGCTTTTTCGGCAATAGCCGGAACAATTTTATCTATTGTAAATTTTGTCAAAATGTTAAAAGACGGATTTAGCTGGGTGAATGAACTTTTAATGGTGATAGGTGTCGCATTGGCTACAATCGGAGCAATATTAGCTGGCGTGGCAGCATTGCCAGCGGTAATTGTTGGAGCAATAGTGGCAGCAGTCGCAACTATTGTTGTTGTGGTAAAAGATAATTGGAGTGCAGTTTGTGAACTGTTTTCAACAGTTGGCGATTGGTTCAATGGAAATGTCATTAAGCCTGTGGTTTCGTTTTTTAAAGATATGTGGAAAACCATAAGTGGCTTTTTTGGCTCCTTATGGAAAGACATAGTAACTGTGTGGCAAGGAGCTTCGAAATGGTTCAGTTCCACAGTAATTGAACCGATAGTTGGCTTTTTTAAAGGCTTTGCTACACGAGCACAACAGATTTTTCAAGGTATTTGGATAATAATTCAAGCAATTTGGATAGTAGCTTCGGGGTGGTTCAATAATAATGTAATCACTCCAATTTCAAATCTGTTTAATTTTTTAAAAACGTTTATACAGACAACGATACAGACAGCAAAAGATTTTGTATTTTCAACATGGCAAGGGGTGGCAAGTTGGTTTAGCGGTACAGTAATACAACCGATTTCAAACTTTTTTAATATGTTGAAAGCTGGTATAACATCGGCACTTAGCACAGCAAAGAACTTTGTTATATCTACTTGGCAAAGCGTGGCGGGTTGGTTTAATGGCAATGTTATTTCGCCTATCACAAACTGCTTTAATATTATGAAAAACGGAATTACAAGCGCATTTAATTATGTGTGGAGTTCAATAAGAGGCGGTGTCACAGGGGCTATGAACTACGTTATTTCAAAAATAGAGAATGGGGTTAATTTTGTTGTCAGTGGAATTAACTCTTTATTAAGAGGATTTAACAAAGTTGTTTCTATGGCTGCTAAGGTGGCCGGTGCAAATTGGAACGGAGTATCGTTAGTTCCGAAAGTACATATTCCAAGGCTTGCTAGTGGCGGAATTTTCCCAAGGGGAGAGGACGGCATGGCTTTTATTAATCATAACGAGCTGGTCGGTAAATTCTCAAACGGCAAAAACGTAGTTGCAAACAATCAGCAAATCACAGAGGGAATTAAACAGGCCGTCATGGAGGGCATGACGCAAGTAATGATGAACTCTAACACTGGCGGAAGCTCTGCACCTATTATCGAAAATGTGTTCAAGTGTGATAGTGAAACTCTCTATCGCATGACACAGGTAGGTAAAGCAAAGCACGGGCAACGATATATTGTAGCAAATGAATTTGGCTAAGACACTCACACCTATGTGGGTGTCTTTTTACGAGGTAACACAATATGGCAATGATGTTAGTAGACGGAGTAGAATTACCTACTCCGTCAAGCTTTGAATGGGGCTTGATTGATGTGTCTGCAAGCGATAGTGGACGAACACAAGACGGCAAAATGCACAAAAATAGAATAGCTCAAAAACGACAAATTAAATTGTCGTGGAGTGGTACTGACAAGGCTAGGACAGCAAAGATACTTCAAATGGTGAACCCCGAATATATCAGAGTGACATATCCTGACGCTATGAGTGGCACTGACGAAACACGTACATTCTATGTAGGTGACAGAAGTGCACCTATCAAGATATGGACTGTTGGCAATAAGAGGTATGAGGTATTAAGCTTTCCTCTCATAGAAGAATAGGCGGTGATTAAATGCTAAACGTATCAGCTAAATGGCAAAGGGCAGTAATGCTCGATAATGACATAAACGTAAATTGTTTTGCTGACATAGTTACGGCAAGTGGCGAGAAAATCCCTATTAGTGATAGTGAGCTGTGGGCGAATGGCTTCGAAGTTAATGACTCAACATCAAGCAATGGTACTTTCACAATCGGGGCTTTGATTGCCGGAAAACTGAAAATTAAGCTGAATAATATTTATGAAGATTACAGCAAGTATGATTTTGATAAGGCAAGCGTAACAGCATATGTTTCAAAAAGCTTTTCTGATGGCACAAGTGAAAAACTAAAAATCGGTGAGTATAGAGTCAGCGAAACAAGTTATGATGGCTCACTCATAACGCTTACTTGCCTTGACAATATTAACAATTTCAATCGCGAGTACGATAGCAATTTAAGCTACCCTACGACAGCATATGAGGTAGTCAGAGACGCTTGTATTAAGTGTGATGTACCTTTTACTATGGCGAGATTTGACAACTCTGATTACGTGATTAACGAGATACCAAGCGATAATCAAAAACTCACATATGGACAGGTAATAGCTTACATCTTACAGTTGAGTGGATTATGGGGCAAGTGCGGTCACGATGGCGAATTGCTTATCGGTTGGTATGATATGAGCCAGTTTGGGAGCCAAAATTACAATGGCGGAACTTTTAGCACAAAAACTACACCATACTCTGACGGAGATACACTGAATGGTGGAAATTTCACCGACTATTCAAGTGGAGATAGCGTTGATGGTGGAACATTTACAGAAACGAGAAATTACCACAATATTTACACGCAAAAAGACTTGAACGTTGCGACTGATGATGTTGTTATCACCGGGGTAAAGGTAACTGTAACCTCAAAAGAGGACAAGACAAAAGATGTTAATGCGCTTGCCGGAAAAGAGGGGTATGTGGTCTCAATCTCTGATAATCCGTTTATTTCGGCAGACAAGGCACAGACAGTTGCAGATTATATTTTTAAAAAAATCGGTGGCATGAGGTTCAGACCTCTTGACGCTACACTCTTGTCAAACCCACTGATTGAGAGTGGAGATGTGGCGCTTGTGACAGACCGCAAGCAGAATACCTATAGCTGTTTTATTTCTAACCGAGCATTTACAGTTGGAAGTGGCACAAAAATTTCATGTGACGCTGAAAATGCTTCAAGAAATAGCGCTGATAAATTCAGCAATGAGACAAAGGCTATAGTACAAGCTAGGAAAGTTGCACAGGCACAACTAAGTGCATATGACAAGCAAATGCAATTGCTGACACAGCTAATGTCTCAATCGCTCGGACTTTTTAAGACTGAACAGGTGCAAGAGGATGGCTCAATTATTTACATTATGCACAATAAAGCTGACCTTAATTCGAGCAACATACAGTGGAAAATGACAGCTAATGGCATGGCTGTATCGAATGATTACGGCAAGACATGGAAAGCTGGAATTGATAAAGACGGAAACGCTATTTTCAATATTATGTCGGCTATTGGCATTAATTTTGACTGGGCGCATGGTGGCACGCTCACTTTAGGCGGTGAGAATAACACAAACGGCAAGCAGTATGTCAAAGACGCAAACGGAAAGACACTTGTAACACTGGATAATAAAGGCATTGCACTTGATAGCAGTGTGAAAATTGCTTGGGATAATGTGGCTGAAGCTACTGCTAAAGTCACTCAAATAACCAAAGACACAGTGACTACAAGCTATGTAAATGCACTTAGTGTTAAGGCCGGTTCAGTTGACGCGGAGGACATCACGGGAACAACAATTACTGGCAAGAATATTGTGGGCGGAACAATTGATATTGGAAATGGAGTGTTTGCAGTTGACAACGATGGAAAAGTAACCGCCTCAAATCTTAATATGTCCGGCGGAAGTATTGCGCTGAACGGAAATTTAAGTAATTCAACGATTGATTTAACGGCTACTGACAATTCAGGAAACAATTATGAACTTTGGATGAATGGCGCGGTCTTGCGAATTGTCAAAAATGACGAGAACTTGATTACACTCTACGGAACCACAGGCTCTATAGGCGCGCAGACAATGTATGCTCAAGAGATACAATCTGATAAATTTAGAGAGCCCAATAGAGGAACTGCGATGTGTGGCGACGCAACAGGTCATACATACCATTGCGGTTGGAATGGCAGTGCTTTGAGTTTCCAAGTTGATACTACTTGGGTATGGAGTTCGTCAGATAAACGCTTAAAAAAGAATATTAAAGCAATTAATCAAGATTATATTGACGCAGTAGGCTCGGTCGATTTATTTCAATACAATCTTAATAGACAAGGATATTCAGACAAACCATTGTATTTTGGAGCAATGGCACAGGATATAATCGAGAAACTTAAAGATAAAGGACATGTCGATGAAAATCTTGATATGATTTTCCAAAATAAAGCAACATCGGATGATGATACATTGTACTACGGCATGAACTATGAGCAATTTCTAATCTTAAGACTTGCCGGAGACGAACAGAAGATTGATAAAATGCAAAAACGCATAGATGAATTGGAAGATAAGTTTTCAAGATTGTGTCAAAAATTAGGCATTGATGAAAGCGAGGTGTAACTTATGGCAATTCAAATGAGACGAGGGGCATACGCGGAGTTTGACCCTTTAAAAATGAAAGCTGGAGAATGGGCGGTATCGACCGACTCCGACACTAAAAAACAGCAGATATGGATGTGTTTCGCACCCGGAATAGTTAAGCGAATGGGAACTGTTGAGGATTTTGACACTGAAATTCAAAGGCTTATTCAGAGTTATCTTGACGGCATAGCAGAATCAGTAGAAAAGGCTCAAGAATCAGCAGAGCTTGCCACAAGCAAAGCTCAAGAATCATCTACCTCTGCAAGTAACGCTAAGACAAGCGAAACAAAAGCAAGGACCAGTGAAACTAATGCGTCAAACTCGGCTGCAAAAGCAAAGATTAGTGAAACCAATGCCAAGGCCAGTGAAACTAATGCTAAGGCTTCTGCTACCAGTGCGTCAACTTCTGCAAGTAACGCTAAGACAAGTGAAACAAAAGCCAAAGTTTCTGAGACCAATGCTAAGAAATCAGAGACTAATGCATCTGCAAGCACAACTAATGCCAAGACCAGTGAAACTAATGCTAAGGCTTCTGCTACCAGTGCGTCAACTTCTGCAAGTAACGCAAAGGCCAGTGAAACTAATGCTAAGGCTTCTGCTACCAATGCTAGGACAAGCGAGACTAACTCCGCAAAGAGCGAGTCAGAAGCGCAAAAGTACGCAGAACAAGCCAAGGAAATATCAGAAAGCCTTAGCGGAGCATTAAGGCCTCTGGGAACTATTAATTTTGCTGACTTGCCAAGCACAGCAGACTCTAATTCTGGGGATATGTATAATATAACAGACCAATTTACCACAACCACTGATTTTAAAGAGGGGGCTGGCAATATAATTCCTGCTGGAAGTAACGTGTATTTAACTGCTGATAGATATTGGGATGTGCTTGCCGGCACACCGGTAACAGGAGTAAAAGGCGCAAAAGAAGTATATTATCGCAGAGGAAATGTAAACATAACTCCTGCCAATATCGGAGCGGTTGCAGAAGATGGAAATATAAGCGATACAACAGTTACTTTTGTTGATACAACAACTAGAGTAAACCTTGTTTCTGGCGAAAAAGTGTCGGTCGGCTTCGGTAAAATTAAGAAGTGGTTCACCGATTTGAAAAGCTTTGCTTTTAGGGATTTGGTGAATAACCTCACGACCACTACCGCTGGTAGCGCATTAGACGCGAGCCAAGGCAAGATTTTGAATGACAAATATGATGAATTAAACCAAAGTTTAAACTTTAAGGTAAATACCACTGATAGCCGACTGTCGGATGCCAGAACTCCGAAACCTCACACCCATGATGATAGATACTATACTGAGAGTGAGATTAATACTAAGCTTAATGCATTAGTAAAAAATCATATTGTTGTCTCATATAAGGCTGAATTAATAACAGTTACTGGAAATTCTGATAGAGAATACTCTTTTTCATTTTCTTTGCCAAGCGATGCAGAGATTATTATGCAGCTTCCTATAATTTATGCTGGCGGTAAAGGCATATCAATCGGAAGAAATGTCAATAAAGATTTTACCGTACTTCTTTGGAATAATAATAGCAGCACACAAAATGTCGGTGTTTTTTATTATGTAGTGCACATCATATAAACCAATGTATTGGAACATAAGACATTGAAAGCCGCCTTCAAATGTACCGCATAGTGCCTATTGTTATGAGTATGATTAGCGTCAGACTTGGAATTCAAGCTCTTCTTTGCATTATCTAAACTTTGGTTTAGCAGACTATCACAAATAGGTTTTTGCGCATAAAAAGAGAGGACTTATGCCCTCTCGATTATTTTACAGGAATAGGGTTACAAAACAATCCATGTTGTCAATATTCGACAAAATAAAACACTTTAAAGTGCTACAGTAATGATGTTCTCAAATAAGAGAACTCTTCAAGTTTCGGTAGGGCGGTGGATTTTTCTGCCGTCCTTATTGACGTTTAAGAACAAATGTTCTATAATTGATGTATCGGAGGTGGCATTGTATGGAATATAAGGAAGAAATAATTAAAATGATTGAGAACGTGGAAGATAAAGACCTGTTATTGTACTTGTACATATTTATTAAAGGAAAAATAGAGGCAGAGTAAAAGCTCTGCCTTGTGGTTATATTTTCTTTTCCCAAACGTTACCGCACTTTGAGCACACAAACTTTGTTTTGCCGTTTTTACCTTTAATTCCGGTAGCAGTACCGACAACGGCACCGACAGGTCCGAAGAGACCACCTACTGTGTTGCCAACAAGTGCTTTACCGAATGAGAATTTTTTCTTGGTATCAACAGGTATGCCAACACCATCACAACCCCATTTAGGACATTTAACAGTTTTACTCATAATAAAATACCGCCTTTCTTATTAATTTAATTTATTTTGAGTATTTTCATACATCATATCTATTAAATTCATAATATTTTCTTGCTCTTTATCCGACAATTTAGATAATTTCAATGCATAGTCCTTGATTTTACTATCCATGTTCGACAGAGCCAAGTCTTTTGTTGCCTCCTCGACAACTGAATGGTGCTCTTTTCCGGTAACTAAATAATCAAGTGAACAATCAAGACATTCTGCGATTTTTACCAACTTAAACAATTTTGGACTGCTTTTTCCTTTTTTCCAATCTGAAAAAGTACTTTTAGGGAAACCACCATATTTAGCCACTTCTGCATCATTTAACCCTTTTGAGTCTCTTAATTTACAATATCTTTCGTACATAGAAAATCTCCTTTAAAAAAAGTTGTGATTTCTCAACATTTGGGGTTGACAAATAAGACTTCCTAATGTAGAATGAAAAAAGAAGTTAGGAAATCTCAACTCAATAAAAAATAAAATTGAGAAAAAATAATATTATGTTTCTGGACAATTCATAGTATACACGATTTTCTAATTTTTATCAAGACTTAGTTAGGATTTTTGAACTAAAAACAAAAGCTGTTAGTGTACTACCACCAACAGCCGTTGCCTTATTTTTTACACCACATACATTTTGCAGTCTTTCGACGCACTGTGTAGTACCAATGCTTCTTTAAATGTTCCGTCACTTATGCAGTTTAAGCTCAGCATTTTAGTTGCCATTAGCTGACGGATTGAGAGGAGTATCTAGCGTAGCACGGCATATTACCGGATATGCCAACCATGATTTTTTATCGAGCTTTACTGCCCAAAATGCGCTACACCGATTGCTACATTTTAAATGCGACCTCGCAAATATGGAACAGGCAAAATCAAAATTGCTTTCAAGGCTTTTACCTCCTAGCGTATTTTGCCTAATATGGCGCTTTTTATTGTAACGGATTTCCTAACTATTGTCAAGAAAGGAGATGGGAAATTGAACAAGAAAAAAAGACAGGCGAGCTTTAAGAAACTCGATACGCTCATAAAAGCTAGAGACGTTTCGTTTTACAAACTGTCAGAAGAACTCGGAATGGCACGAAGTACCTTTTCGGATTGGAAGTCGGGAAAATCAATGCCGAAAACAGACAAGCTAATTAAGATTGCTAATTATTTTGGCGTAGAAGTTTCTTATTTTATTGAGTAGAGAGAAAGGAGTAGGAATGAGACTGTTCGTAAGAAAAGAAATGCTCAACACATTAAAAAGCATTGACAGTACTTTAAAACGTATTGAGCAGAATTTAGGTGTGAGTAAGCCTCAAAATGGAAGAACAGAGACTACATCACACGGCTATGGAGAATACATGAAAAATGCTATTGTTGGAGCCATTCATGATATTTCCCAATAAGTATCATTGCAATTACAGACGACTCGGCACGAATCCTTGCGCTTTCGGACGGGGCGTTAGCTATTTCTGGTCTTTCGTTTAAGATTTTTTCTAACTTATCGAAATAGCTTGAATCTAATTTTGCAATAAAATCATTAAAGTCTTTCACAGGTAACTCACCTCCTTGTTATCTAATGAGGAGATTATAACACAGAAAGGAGAAAACATGAACGATTTACAAATTTTTGAAAATTCAGAATTTGGTTCAGTAAGAACAATAACAGTTGACGGAGAACCTTATTTTGTGGGAATTGATGTAGCTGATAAGCTGGAGTACCAAAATGGTAGTCGAGATATAAATGCCCATGTTGATGAGTGCGACAGAAAAGTTATTTCTTTATTCGATGGCAAACAGAATAGAAAAACAACAATAATCAACGAGAGTGGCTTTTATTCATTAGTATTTCAAAGCAAGATGAAGAAAGCTAAAGAGTTTAAACATTGGGTTACATCAGAGGTACTTCCGTCAATCAGAAAAACAGGCAGTTATGGTATGCCAAAGACAACAGGCGGTCAGATACAGCTTTTGGCACAGGGCTATACAGAATTAGAGCAGAAAGTAAACGACATCAAAGATGATGTGAGCGAGCTTAAGGAAAATGTACCACTTTACAGTTGCGATATTGACGAGATACAACAGCACGTTAAGCGCAGAGTTGTGAATATCCTTGGTGGCAAGCAGAGCGAGGCATACAGGGATAACAGTATCAGACATAAGACATTTTCTGATATATGGACACAGTTAAAGCGTGAGTATGGTTGCGTATCTACTTATAAAAGTATCAAGAGGAAGTACATAGACGATGTGCATGAGTTCATTGATTGCTATGTCGTGCCTAAGTACCTTGACGAACTTATTCATGACGCAAACGCTCAACAGAGTTTTGCATAGCGAGGTGATTGTATGAGGAAAAGAACTTTGAAAGAGAAATTCTGCGTCGGCTGTGGCTATTCGATTTTTGGAGCATTAGCTTTTGCATTTTTCTTTGGATTATCGGTGGCATACGGAATTAAGACAGCAAGTATTATCGTTGGAGCAATCGTAACAGTATTTTGGCTAATACTGATTGCGATTTGTCTCATAGAGGAGGGCGAACCGCATGAGAAAAAGAAAACTGATATTGATGTTATCGACTTTAATAATTGGAACTATGACCTTAAAGCCAACAGTGAAAGCAGATAGCAAAATTGAGCTGACAGCCGGTGTTACTTCCTATTTAAATAGCGTAATGCTAGGAAAGATTGAACCGACAGTAGTTGAGAATGAGCCAGTTGTAGTTGAGCAGACCTATGAAGAGCCAACAGTTTCGACTTGCCGTAAGAAATACAGTTGTAGCCGGTTTAAGAAGCTGGGGCGAGTCAGATATGGCAATTACACTTATACGTGGTACTCACAGAGAGTGTTGCCTGGAGGCGGTCTAAATATTCCGGGCAGACATCTAAATGAGCATGGGCTTGTAGTTGACGAAAACGAATATGTAGTAATTGCAAGTGATGATTTACCACACGGAACTGTAGTTGATACTCCAATAGGCATACAGGGAATTGTATATGACGAAGGGAGCGGAAATGGAAATCTTGACATCTACTGCGATTGGTAGCCAATTGAAGCGTCAGAGTGCTAACGATTACCTACAAGAACTATATCGAGCTAAACGGCACAAAAACAAATCATTTGACTTTCAAGCGTTACTAGATAAAGAAATGGAGAAACTAAATGAGCGACAATGTAAGAAGGATTAGGCTGGGTGATACAAGATACCGATTGAAGCCATTAACAAGAGAGCAGAAGCTATTGCTCAACAAGGCTCATTACGTGGCGAGCGAGTGGCTTTTTGTATCAGAGTCGGACTCGTATCTGAGAGTTGTTAAAAAATCAAGCCTACACGGAAATTTGATTCTAAAAACCATAAACAAATAGAAAGAGAGGAAATGCAATGAAGATTACGCACATTTTTGCACAGAATTTTTGCAAATTCTATGGCAAAAACACATTAGACACAGATTTTTCAATGAAAACTGTGTTGTCCGGTCAGAATGAAGTCGGCAAATCGACAGTTAAGAGAATTATCCTTGATGTGCTGAATTGCCATGACGAGAACGACAGAGAGATTACAGGCATAAGACCACATGATGAAAACGGAGTCGAGATTGATGATGTTGACATTGTAAGAGCTGTTACCTTTGAGATTGACGGAAAAGTAAAGACTCTGAAAAAGGTTACAAGACAAGGAAGAAATAAGGACGGCGAAGTTTGTTCGGGACATACGGATTATTATGTCAATGATGTTACATACAAAATGGTTGAGTACAACGAGTTTATTAATGATAATATCGCAGACCTTAAGATATTGCCATTTTGCCTTAACGCTATGACGTTGTTGCTCAAATCGCCAACAAATCAAAGAATAGCGCTCTCAACTTTTTTTGGCACACACAAAAATCCCGAAATCTGCGATATGTTTCCGCAGTTTGCCGAGCTTAAGCCAATGTTTGACGATGGCGATGTAGACCAACTTAAGAAAGTGTGTCGTGGCAAGCTAAACGGCACAGGCGGTAGGAATGGCTCAAAAGGACTTGTTAAGGAAAGAGACGAAATCTCAACAAGGATTGATACAATCCATTCCACAAATGAGTATACAGACCTTGCAGAGCTTGAATTGCAAAAGAAAACATACGAGCCACAGCTTAAGGAAATTGAAGATAAGCTGTCCGACTACAACAAGATTTTAGAGGACAGGCAGAAATCAACAGAGGACATTATGAGCCTTAAGTTTGAGCTTTCAGACATGGAAAGAAAAGCTAATGCTGACAATCAGAAAAAACGCATGGAGCTACAGTTACAGATTGATGATTTCAATGCTTCGATTCACAAAGGAGAGTCGATGATAAGAGCTAAAAAGGCTAACATTAAAAACTTTGAAGGTACGGTTAGAATTTACACAGAGAACTTAGTAAAGGTACGTGCTGATTGGAGAAAAGCAAAGGCACTTTCCTTTGATGAAAGCAGTGTTAATTGTCCGATGTGCGGTCAGAGATTGCCAGAAGATACAATAGAGAGTTTGAGAACTGATTTTAGTGATAAAAAATTGAAGAAGCTTAAAGAGCTTGAGGATAAGGGCAATTCATTATCAAGTGACAGCAAGGAACTCAAACAGGCTATTGAGGATAAGAAGAAAGAAATAGCTGACCTTGAAGCAGAACTTAAGGAGCTGACAGAAAAGCGTGATACTGTTGCTAACAAGATTGAACGTGATAACATCGCCAAAGAGCTTGGAATGGTACCTACTGATGCTGATATGACAGATAACAGTGAGTATCAGGCACTTAAAGCTAAAATCGAGGGAAAAGAGAAAGCTCTTGCAGATGAAAACGATACATCGGAGCTTATCAGAAAGCTCAAAAACGAGCGAAACGAACTGTTAAGACAAGTTTCATCGGTTGATACAAAGATTGAGCTTGGTGTGGCAAATAACAAACGTATAGACGATAGCATAGCCGACCTTGAGGATAAGAGAAAAGACCTCAATCAGGAGATTGCTGATTGGGAAAGAAAGCTTGACTTGTTGAAAGAGTTTACACGCAAGAAGAACGAACTCTTACAGGCTGATGTTAATAAGTACTTGGATTTTGCCACAGCAAAGCTTTTCAGACCGCTCTTAAATGGTGATACCGAGGAGTGCTGCGACTTTGTTTACAATGGTGAAGCATATGCAAGAAATCTCAATCATGGTGCAAGAATGCTGACAGAAGTTGACATATGCCGGGCTTTTCAGAAAGTGGCAAGCGTTAATTTCCCAATTATTATTGATGATACAGAGAGCGTTGACGATTGGAGAATACCACAGATTGATAACCAGCTGATTATGTTGAAGCATACACAGGACAAAGAGCTTGTGATTGAGGCGGTGTGATATGACGAATGATAGATATATTGTAGAACGAGAGTTTGAACACGCAGGATATAAATGTGTTGTGGTATTTACACGCATGGGACACAGATGCGGATATGTTGGGATTCCAAAGGAACATCCGTTGTATGGAAAAGGATATGACGAACATCTTGAAATAAAGAAGTCTGACCTTGGAGATAGAGAGGTAAAAGGTGTTTTTCCTTTGTTGCTTGCCTGCCTTGATAAAGATGAAAGAATCCGCATTGATGCGTATTTTCAGTGTCATGGTGGTATTACATTTGCTGATGGTGGAGAAAATTCACACTATCCAATCGACAGTGATTTATGGTGGTTCGGATTTGATTGCGGACACGCAGGAGATAAAGCAGATTTGAGCTATGCAATAGAGAAGTTTCCTAAACAGGCAGAGCAACTTAAAATGCAGAAACAAATCAACGATATGTACCCGATCGAGGGCGATATCATCAGAACAGAGAAATATGTTGCGGACGAGTGTAAGAAGTTAGCAGAGCAGTTAAAAGAGTTTGAAGAAAGAGAGGAATAGAAATGAGTATTAAGAAGAGAAACTATTACATGGGTGGCAAGAAACATACTATAGAGCTTAAGTATGACGGATATATGTATACAGTTATATCTGACGGAGTTTTATTCAAGCAGACACCTAATGAACTGTTTGCGGTTCAGGTTTTCAATGAGATTTAGGAGGATTAATTATGGCAGAAAATACGGCAGTTGCGGAAAAGAAAGCATTTACCACTTCCCTAAGCGAGTGGAGCAATGCAATGACAGGACTTATCATCAATGATTATAAGGCTGTTGGAATGGATATGGACGATTACGCAAAAGAGTGTGCTATGGAGGCTATGACAAGCATATTTAATCTTGTTAAGAGCGACCCTAAGGTTAATATGGGTAATCTTGATACAAGTAACTTAAGAGGCATTGTTAAGCGTTGTGCAAGTCTTAAGTTAAATGCTAGTGCATATCCAAGAGAATGTTACTTCCAGTTAAGGAGCGTAAAGATAGGAACTGACCCACAGACAAAAAAGGATGTATGGCAGAAACAGGTTGAAATGGGAATCGAGGGTACAGGTTATGACTCTTTGCTTGCTAACTATGGAAAAGATGTTAAACAGGTATATCCATATTGGGTAATTAAAGAGGGTGACAAGTACATACCACCCAAGCATAAAGGACTTAAAGTTACAGAGCCGGAGTGGGAAGAAAGCGGATTATCTGATAAAGCGGTAAGAGTTGTATATCCTGTTAAGCTATTAGACGGAACAGTAATATATCTTTCTGCTGATAGAGACAGCGTTAAGGTAAATCTTTTAGCACATGTTAAGCAAAACCTAATGAATGAGACTTTTGGTATTTGCGAGGATAGATACCACGCCACACCAAAGCAGAAAGCAGAAATCAAGGCTAAGAAAGACGAGATACTTAATGCCTTAAGAGCGTGCAAGACAGTAGACGAAATGCTCGAATGCGAGCCTGCAAGACCTTTTATAAGTGGTGCTTGGCTTGATACTCCGGAGAGCATGATACAGAGAAAAATGTGTAACAATGCAACAAGAAAATACCCTAAGAACTATGACCCAATGGCACGACAGGCGCAGGTTGAAATGGACGAGGTATATCAAGTTGCACAGGATGAAATTGCTGAAAATGCTAATACTGTTGAGTTTATAGAAGATAAGGCAGATGTAGTTGACACCACAGCCGCAGAAGCGACAGGAGAACAAACAGATAGCACATTGCCACCATTCATGCAGAGTGAGGAGAATTAATATGAGAGTAATTTCACAGGACGGAACAAAGGATTTTCCATATGAAAGCAGTTTGGTTTCTATATATGGAGGATGTGTAAATGGGCGCATTTATGTGAGAATGCAGTTATGTGGTGGATGTGGTGATTCGGAAGATGTTGCAGATTATTCCACCAAAGAAAAGGCTTTAAAGGCTATGGAAATGTTGAGAGGAGCATACGCAGGAAAGCCAAAATTAAATGTAGACAAAATCCCTAACTTAACACCACAGGAGTTTGGAGAAAAATTAGGAATTGGTGATATTATACTTTGCGACAAAACCAATGCAGATGTCAGCTTTTTAAGCAATTACTACTTTCAGTTTCCACAGGATGATGAAATAGAGGTGTGAGTATGAAAATTATTAAAGGTAAAGAAAAAGAATACAAGGATTGGTACGACAAGAATAGTGATGAATATGGCAGAGCTTGCTTCGCTTATGCTGAAAGGTGGGCTGAACTGTTAGAGACAGAAATTGACAAGAGCAATGATGTTATGAAGTGTTTTGTTGATAATGCCGACAGATTAAGCCACGAAGCAGATACAGAGGGCATAACAGGATTTATGTACGGATGTGCAGTTAGTATTCTTTCACAGTGCTGGGAATACGGAGAGTATTTGAGAAAGTGGCACAACAAAGAGTATGGATATGACGGAGACGGAGTTGTAAATCCAGCAGTTATGACAGTGGGTGTGGATGATGAAACTTAAATGTATCGCAACGGGAAGCACAGGAAACTGCTACACCTTAACTTCTAACGGTGGCGAAACACTTATTCTTGACTGCGGAATACCGATTAAGGAGATTAAGAAAGGCTTGAATTGGAATGTTAAAGATGTTGTGGGTGCGATATGTACCCACAGCCACCAAGACCATAGTAAATCGGTTAAAGGCTTAAACAATATGGGTATTCCTGTATGCACACCATATAAGAAGTTACTTATGAGCCAGTTTTTGTCTAACTCATATTTCACAGTCAGAACATTTGACTTAACAACAGTAGATGGCAGATGGACACATACAGACGCAAATGGCGAACCTTGCCCGATATTCGGATTTCTGATTACGCACCCCGAAATGGGTAAATTGCTTTATATAACCGATACAGAGCTGATTAAATGGAAATTTAAGGACATAAACCACATTCTCTTAGGTGTGAATTATGACAAGGATTTAGTTGATACCGACAATCCGAAAGCCAATCACGTTTTCAGAGGTCATTTATCTATTGACACAGCTTGCGATTTTGTTAAAGCAAATTATTCAGATAGCTTGCAGAACGTCATAATGTGCCATTTATCAAGTGAAAACGCTGATAGAGATAGTTTTATCAAGAAAATGAAAAAAGTCGCTTGTGGGGCGAATGTGTGCGTGGCGGAGAGAGGTTTAGAAATCTTATTAAGGAAGGAAGGAGAGTGCCCGTTTTGAGAAAGCGTAAAACCAAAGAATTTTCAATGAAATTCACAATTATATGTAATTGTGGTAAAAGTCACAGAATAGATACAAGCAAATGTAAAGAGTATATATGTTCTTGCGGAACAAAGGTATATGAAAGGATTTGACAGTATGATTAAAGGCAGAAAAGTCTACGACCCATTAACTGATACTTGGAGCACAGGTTGGTGGATTGTGGATGGTAGTGGGAATTATTACCCAGTGTGGTAGAAAGGAGCAGGAATATTGATGTTAGCTTTTTATATCATATTTATTATCGCTATGTTTTTTGGAACGATTAAGGACTATGACTATGTTGCGGTTACTCCAAGGCAGATATATAAATGCACAGACCTTAACATTTTTGCTTGTACATTGGTATTTGTAATTGCATTTGCGATAGACCCATTATTTTTTGTGTTACATTTTATCAGTTGGCTATTACACGTCGGCAGAAAGGAGCAGTAGTGGAGAGATTAGTTGATAATATATATTCATTCAAGGGCAAGGTTGAAGAGTGCGAAAATGCCTATCTGCTAGCCGTTCAGAAGAAACTTAAAGAATATGAGGACTTAGAAGAACAGGGCAGACTTGTTATTCTCCCTTGCAAAGAAGCGTACACGCAATCAGGAGACATAGTATATCTTATTTATGATGATGAAGTGGTTGAGTGCACCCATTGCGGCTTAGGTATAAATCCTGTTGACGGAAAAGCATATATTGCGCTTGTGACAGATGAAGATATTTTCCCGTACAGAAGACCTATTCCTGAATACGATTTAGACCCTACAGATTGGTGTACAAATACAATCGATGCAGAAGTAGGCGAAATTGGAAAAACAGTATTTCTCACAAAATCCGAAGCCGAAGCAAAACTGAAAGAATTGAGAGGTGAAGAATAATGTGTAGTATCGAACAAATAAAAGAACTTGCGGAACGTAATGCTGTTTACGAGTTTGAAAAGAGAGCAAAGATGTATGGCAAGGAGTATATAAGGTACTATTATAACAAATTGGCTGAATTGAATGGCAGTATTAATAGCACTTGTAATTGCCAGCACAACAGCAATTCAAGAGATAATGAGCCTTGTTGCAGGTGTAACAGCAAACACACCCATGCCGACAGGATAAGGAAAATGTCGGATGAAGAAATGGCAAAACGTATTGCAAGCAGTCCGAACTTTAATTGTGCTGATTATTGTGATAGCTTCACACAGACCTGTGCTTTTAACTGCAATAAGAAAGGCAGAGAAATAGCATTAAAATGGCTTCAATCAGAAGTGAAAGTAGAAGAAAGCGAGGAAAAATAATGAACATTGTAACATTAATTGGCAGATTAACTAGAGACCCTGAGATTAGATATTCACAGGGTGAAAATGCAATGGCAATAGCAAGATTTACACTTGCCGTTGACAAGAATTTTAAGAAGAAAGACGATAAGGCAAATTTCATTAACTGCGTGGCTTTTGGCAAGATTGCCGAAACAGTAGAAAAGCACGTATTTAAAGGCTCAAAGATTGCAGTTATCGGTGAGTGGACTACAGGCAGTTACAAGAATAAAGACGGAAACACAGTCTACACTAACGATTGCAACATATCTAAACTTGAGTTCTGCGACAGTAAAAATTCAAGTGGCAGCAGTGCAGAACCACAGCCAAAGCCCGATGATTCCTTTATGTCAATCCCTGATGGCATTGGTGAGGAATTACCATTCAACTAAGGCGGTGATTTGATGATTTGTAAACATGGCAATTACGAAAATGGTTATATTTTTACAAGCACAAGCACCGATAAGGACTTTCAAGAAATATTGAGCAAGTACGATAAAGTCCGTTGCGTTATTTGTAATAGCAATACAGCTAAAAATTTTCGTGTTGGATTATGGGGAACAAATATTATTACAATCAACAACAAAATTAATGATGGCTGTTTTTTCATTAATCAAATGCGATGAGTATATTTAATTGATTGTAGGGCGGTCATTATTGACTGTCCTAGAAAGGAAAAATAATGGATTATACAAACGAAATATTTGCAAACATTGCAAAGGAAATAGCTGACCGGGGAGAACATGTAATTACAAGAGCTTTTACATCGCAGATTGCAGAATTATTACAGAAAAATGGCATCATACCAATATGCAGTGAAAGATACATAAATCTTAATCCTGATGTGCCAAATTATAGTTCTGTCAGAAGAGTCGCTGTTTCATTTGATAGCTTGATTTGCACCGAGCATGACCGAGAGGTTAGAAAACAGGCATACAGAGATTTTATCAAAGAATTTGAGAGCAGAGTTAATTCGAAAGATATATCTGAAAAACTCTTTGAAACTGAATGTATATTATTGGAGCGTGATAAGAATGGGACTAATTGATGCAGATACACTAAAGAAAGATTTAAAATCGGTTGCTTTAAGCAATGGAACTTTAGTAAATACAAATACAGTATTGCTATTACTGGATAAATATCCAACCGCCTATGATGTGGATAAAGTTGTAAAGCAGTTGGAAGAAATCAAACATTGCACAAACCTTTATGACGATGAAACGAAAGCATGGATTTCGGCAATAGATGAGGCAATTGATATTGTAAAGAGAGGTGGAAACATTGAGTTATCAGAACATAGCGAGAGCCAAGGCAATAGAACAGGAAAATAAAAAACGACTGTTGAAGATAAATCCAAAGCTGAATGACAAAAGTGGAATATACTTCTTACTCCGAGAAGATGAAAACGGCTTTAAGTTTGCTTATGTCGGACAGGCTAAGTCAGTGTTGCAGAGGTTGGCAAGCCACCTTGTAGGTTATGAACAACACATAGATTTGAGCCTACGCAAACATAAGCTATATTCAGAGGATAATCCTTATGGCTGGCGAGTTGAATTTCTGAATTTTCCCGAAAGCCAGCTTGACGAAAAGGAAAAGTATTACATCAAACTATATGCCGATAATGGCTATCAGCTTAGGAATGTTAGCATTGGCGGACAGGGTGGAAATCGTGATAGTGGTTCAATAGGCGAAAGAAAAGCACCTAAAGGCTATTTACAGGGCATACAACAAGGCAGAAAGAACCTTGCAAGGGAATTATCCAATATAGCAGAAAAACACCTTAAAATCGAATTGAGAGAAGATAAGGCTAATAACAAGGTGTCGCAGAAGCAGTATGAGAAATTTATGGATTTATTGAAAGCGGGTGATTCAGAATGAGTAAAGCGTACAAATGTGATGTTTGTGGCAAATTTTGTAGTAATTGTTATGAAATAAATGGCTTTGATATTTACCCTGGTGATTACGCAGAAAGAGGCTATTCAAATGTTAATGAAAAGACAGTGATAAGTGACGTATGCGAAGATTGCTACAACGATATCAAGAGCTACATTCACGATAAGATATTTGAAAGAGCTGAAAAGTATATAAAGGGTTTAATTAACTAAACCCAAAGAAAGTAGGTGATTCGGAATGAAAAGAAATGATTGCATAGAAGTATTAGACCACTTAAAAGAAAAGCTGAAAGAAAAGATATAATTGCTGTACAGGATAGTGAAGATAATTATAAATGTCCTGTGTGCGGTCAGATTTTTACAGGAGAAGATATTATTAAATACTCTTACAAGTGGTGCTATAGCTGCGGTCAGAGAGTAGATTTTACTCTTCCAAGAAACAGATTTAACTAGCCAAAAGCAAAGAAAGGAAATAAAAATGGAGATTAATGTTGATAAATTAATAGTTTCCAAGAGCATAAAGCATTATGGCGAGGGAATGCAGTCGGTGGTATGCATGGAAGAACTTTCCGAGCTGTCACAGGCAATTAGCAAGGAAATTAGAGGTATAGGTGACAGAAGCAATCTCATCGAGGAAATGGCAGATGTAATTATCTGTTTGGAAATTTTGAAGCAGATTTTTGCGGTCACTAATGTTGAGATTGAAGAATGGGTAAAATTCAAACAGGGACGAAACTTGAAGCGTATGAAGTACGAGAAAAAAGATTAAAATACATCAACCGAAACTTGAAGAAAATAGGAGATTAATTAAATGGCAGAACGTAGAATGTTTGCTAAGAAAATAACTGAAAGTGACGCTTTTCTCGATATGCCGAGCAGTACTCAAATGCTTTACTTTCACCTATCCATGAATGCTGACGATGATGGATTTGTTAATAATCCTAAGAAAATACAGCGTATGTGCGGTGCTAGTGATGATGATTTTAAACTGTTGATTGCAAAATCATTTGTAATCTTATTTGAAAGTGGAATTATCGTTATTAAGCACTGGAAAATGCACAATTACATACAGTCCGACAGGTACAGACCTACTGATTATGTAGACGAAAAATCCATGCTTGGAGTCAAGAAAAATAAAGCATATACGCTTGATGTAAACAAAATGGATACAAAATGTATACAAGATGTATCCGTAGGTAAGGATAGTATAGGTAAGGTAAGTATAGATAAGAATAGTATAGTTAAGGATAGTAAAGATAAGGATATAAAAGAAAAAGATATTGATAAATCAATATCTAAAAAGAAAACTGTCTACTACCCTGATGATGAAATGCTAGAGAGTGCTTTTCAGGAATATCTGACGATGCGAAAGAAAATCAAAAAGCCAATATGCACTGACATGGCATTACACCGAGCTATGAACACTATCGAGAAGCTTTCAAAGGGTGATAACGATTTGGCGGTTAAAATCCTTAATCAGTCAGTAGACCATTGTTGGCAAGGGTTATTTGCACTAAAGGACAACGAGCCACATTCAGCTAACAAAGGCACCATTGATTGGGATAATGTATGAGGTAGAGAAATGACAAGAGACGAGACAGTTAAAATCATTCGCATAATGTGTGATTGCTACCCCAATTACAAGCCGAGCAATTTATCAGAGACAGTAGATGTGTGGAATATGATGTTGGAAGAATACAGCTACAGTCAAATATCTATGGCATTAAAAGCTTACGTGCATTCAGATACAAGCGGATTTGCACCGAGCATTGGACAGCTAATCAACAAACTACATGAGGTTCAATTCCCACAGGAGCTTAACGAAATGGAGGCATGGTTGCTTGTCAGCAAGGCACTTAGAAATGGCACTTATGGAGCAGTTGAAGAATTTAACAAGTTACCACCACTCGTACAAAAGGCTGTTGGGAGTCCTGATAATCTTAGAAATTGGGCACAGACGGACAGTGAGAGCATTGAAAACGTAGTACAGTCAAATTTCATGAGAACCTACAGGACGGTTGTTAATCGAGCAAAGGAATATCAAAAAATGCCAAAGGATATACAGGTATTGATTGAAAGTACTAATAAAGGCTCATATTCGGTTCAAATCGGCACTAAAAATCAACAGACGATAAAATTATCGCTTGAAGATAATAAAAGCCAAAATAAGCCGATTAAAGGTATTCCAATGCCAAAAGAAATTAAGGAACGTATCGAGCAGATGAAAAGATAGGAGGTAAAGAGGTTTTGGTCGACCAATTAAAACATGTTTTACTCCTAGCAAAAAATGATAAAAGACAAGTATTCAAGACAAAGGTATGAAGAACGAAAAGCCAGTAACCTTTGCGTGCTTTGTGGGAAACCGCTTGATAGAGAAGGTGTGGTTTGTACGGCATGTAACAGCAAGCGTACAGCATATGGCAGAGAGCTTTATAAAAAATTACAGGCAGTTGGTGTTTGCCCTAGATGTGGCAAAAACTTGCTATATGGTGATGAAAAAAGCTGTATCGAGTGTAGGACAAAATCAGCTGAAGCCGCGTCAAAGAAACGTGCTACTGATGTCAAAAAATACAACGAACGACAAAAAGTATGGCGAAAAGCACGATACGAAAAAGACAAGGAAAATGGCATATGCACACGCTGCCGTAAAAGGAAAGCAGACCCGGGATATAGTACTTGCACGTTTTGCAGAGAAACAATGAGAAGAGCACATGTTAAAAAGCCTGAAAGAACCGGCAGATATGAACAAGGACTATGTTTTTTCTGTGACAATCTGGTAAAACCCGGATATAAAGTCTGTGAAATGCACTATCAGAAAAACGTTAAGAACGCGACTTGTGAAAAAGCAAACATAGCACGACAGAAAATGAAAGAAAGGAGTCCACAATGGACACCTTGAAAGATTTTTACGATTTTTACCGACCGCTGCAAAGGAAATATGACTTGCAAATGATTTATAAAACCAATAGCAAGGAAACAAAAATAACTATCCGGTGGCGCGGTAAAGAGCTTGTAAAAGTCGCAGAAGAAACTACCGAAGCCTGTTTTAGCAGGACGAAACGAGAACTTGAAGAAAGAATGAAGAAATATGAGCAACAAACTAAAACCAAAGAAAAAGCACAAAGAGCCGGATTTTACATGGACAAAATCCGAAAGAGTTACGCTGAAAAGTAGCAATAACCGCAGAAAGCTCGTAAGGCGGTCTTTCACAGACTTTATGGACTTAGGCTACTATGTACTGTATTTGCACCACGGATTTGGCAATAAGCGCATTGTAAGGCTTGAAAGAACCATAAATGAGTACCTTGAAAGGGCACAGACCGAAAAAGAAATGAAAACCGAAACGCTTGCCGAACTTTTGAAAGTCAGATACGGCGTTGATGTGCAGAAAGAGATTAATTTAATCCCAATGCAGCAGTTGATTAGGATTTACCAAAGGAATAATCCACTTACGATAAACGATACACGACAGCTTTTAAATGATACGGCATACAGCTACATGGTTTTAGCATGTACGGCACTTAAGCTGATGTTTAAATTGTCGGTTAGAGAAATTGAAGAGTTTATCGCAGAATTTAGAGACTTAATCGACACACTGTATAAATTTAATCAATTCGGTCTGACATTGCCGAAAGTGGCACAATGCCTTGCTGATGAAGTTAATTACGTTGATGAAAGGTACATAAAGGTGATTGATTAATGATTTACGCATGGGATAACGACAGTACTCAAAATGCTCACATAAAGCAGATGAGAGACGATAGGCAAAAAGCCTATATGGAAAAGCATAGAGACAATAAGGCATATGAGAGGTTCAAACATATGCCGGATTATGGGAAAGGAGTATCAAACAATGACAAATAGAGAGAAATTTGCAGAAAAGATTTTGGATATTGCTTGTAGCAATGACACAATAGCAGTTGACAAAGTAACATTAGAGCCGATAGCGTGTGGCAGATCAGAGTGTAAAGATTGTTTATTCAATGTTTCTGATGTTATGTCTTGCGGAAGCAAAAGGATAAAATGGGCGAATAGTGAATATGTTGAACCACCTGTTGACTGGTCAAAGGTTGCAGTTGATACACCAATACTGGTAAGAGATAGCAACGACCACAGATGGTTTAAAAGGTATTTTGCAAAATATGAGAATGGAAGCGTTTTCGCTTGGGATTGTGGAAGAACATCGTGGAGTGGCGATGAGCATGCAACACCATGGGAACTAGCCAGACTTTCAGATAAGGAGCAGTAATGGAGAGATTAACATATAAAACAGAACTAGGAGTCAGTATGGACAAAAACGAAGATTGCCCTAGTTGTAGCATATGTTGGAATTGTAATATTCCACCAAGAGAATGTAAGTATATTAATGATGTGCTTAAAAAACTTGCCGATTATGAGGATTTAGAGGAACAGGACAGACTTGTTATTCTACCTTGTAAATATGTGTATTACATTGTTGATATAAACAATCCTAAGTATGCAATGGTTATGAAAAGACCTATAAAAGAACTTGCGATATACGAGATTGAGGATATTGACAAGGAAAATTGCAAGTATTTTTCTACAGAGGAAAAAGCCGAAGCAAGGCTGAAAGAATTAAGAGGTGGAGAATGACAATTAGTGAGTTTTTCAAAGAGAAATATTCAGTAAGAAAAGATAAAGAAAATATCTATGGTGTTGGAATGAGCGATGCAGAGTTTCGTCATTTTATTATTCAATATTTGTTACCGGAAAATTGGTATGTTGTTGACCCAATAGGACAGCCACAAATCAATGAAATAGCTATCAACGAAATTCTAACTAAGTATTCTAAGAAGTTTAGACAGGAGCATAAGAAATGTTTAAAAGAATTGAGAGGTGGAGAAAATGAAAGTAGTAATTGATATACCTAACGATTTCACAGGAGACTATATTGTTGATAAATTCAAAGATTTCTTTTCAAGGGTTATCGCGGATATTGATTGCAAAGGTATGTGTGGTAGATACGAGAAAGAAATTGCTGAAATGTTTTTAAAGGTATTTGATGATAGCGAAGAAAAGATTCCTTGTAACTGCCAGCGCAACAGTAATTCAAGAGATAACGAGCCTTGTTGCAGATGCGATAGTAGAAAAACCCATGCTGACAGGATAAGGAATATGTCGGATGAAGAGTTAGCAGAATGGATTCACAATATGTGTGATTTTGAAAAGAACGAAGAGCCTTATAAGTCAATTTACAATCTTGACACAGAGCAGGAAGATGAAATCCGTGATAGTTATGGAGATTTACTGAATTGGCTTCAATCAGAAGCGGAATAGGAGGACAAGCAATGGGGTTGATTGATGCAGATGAATTGAAAAAAGAATTATATCAACAATGGTTTATGGATATTCTTCTTACGCAAAGAAACAGCGAGGATATGTTCTATGCGTTGGCACAAAAGATTGATGAACAGCCAACCGCCTACGATGTAGATAAGGTTGTGGAGCAGTTGGAAGATGAAAGTGAAAAATGTTCCATTTGTGAACTTCCTACTTGCAAAGAGGACGAAAGTCATTGTTGCTATTGCAACGGATTAAATAAAGCAATCGAGATTGTAAAGGCGGGTGGGAAATGTGGAAACTGTATTGAAGCAGGAGGTTGCTTAAAACGTAGCGACTGTCCGAACATGTCGAAAGGAAAAATAAAGGCAGGTGGAAGAGATGAACGATAGATATTTATTCAAAGCAAAGCGAACTGATAACGGAGAATGGGTACAAGGGTATTATGCAAAAGGCTTAGACGTGTTTACGAATTGTGAAGAAGCACACATAATATTTGAACCTAACACAATGTTTTATTCTAGCGGAGAGACAGACGGATGGTACAAAGTAGATCCATCCACAATCTGCCAATGCATAGGCTTGAAAAATAAGAACGGCAAGTTGATTTGGGAGAATGACATTGTAAAAGATATCTTCAGTGACACATGCGCACCAATTAAATATGGCAGTTATCAAAACTGTTTTGATAGCACAAAAACAGAACATATCGGATTTTATGTAGATTGGTTAGGCAAGTATGCTAAAAGATACAGAAAAGATTTAGGTTATTGGATAAATATGGTTAATGCAGAGGTTATCGGCAACATTTTTGACAATCCGGGGTTATTAGAAAGTGAGGAATAATATGAGAATATTTAAAAACGTAGACGAAAAATTAAAAGAGATTGGATTCAACAAAATCTGTGAAGATAAGCATGGTGCTCAATATGAACGCTACAATACAAAGTACAATTATTGGCAGCGCGTTGACATTTGGCATAAAGCTTCAGGCCGTCATATTTTACAGTCGTATGACAGAGACTTGATGGACGAAAAGAAGATTGGGAATACTTGTGTTGGACTTACTGGATATGAAATGAAGCTTTTTCTTAAAAAAATGAAAAAGCTAGGACTTTACAACAAAACTGCGGGAATCGAGGGATAACATGGCAGAGAGTGACGCAATAAGAGAAAAAAGAAAATTCGCAATCGAACTAAAGCAATTAGTCCATCAAAAATGTGTTGAAATCAATCACTATGTCAGCGGTTGCGACAGTCCGTTTAGTTATTTGCAGATTGCAGATGTACAGGAAAGTCTGAGGGAGATTGAAAACACTTTGAATATTAAGGCTAAGGAGTGATACAGAATGACCAACTTAACAACAGTAGTATACACTGCCCTCATAGTATTCGGCATAATCGGTCTGACAGAGGTAGCGTTTGCATGGTACGACATCCGTGGACGAGATAAGGCTGATGATGAAATACAAGAGCAGTGATGCAGTGAAAGGAGTAACAATGGAAAATAAACACACAATGTCCGATTTATATCAAATGCAATCCATGAGCTTAAACGATAAAATCCGCATGACAAAATATCGTATCAAGGAATGGGTAAATACATACGGCGAAGACGAAGTGTATCTATCATTTAGCGGTGGCAAGGATAGTACAGTTTTAGGACATATAATCAGAGAGGTTTGCGGATATAAAAATATTCCGTTTGTGTTTGTGGATGTGCCGACACAATATCCAGAGTTAAAAGAGTTTGCCAAGACTTTTGACAACCTTGTGATTTTAAAACCTAAAATTTCATTTGCAGAGGTTTGCGAAAAGTATGGATTTCCACTTTTCGGAAAGGAAATTGCAAACTGCATAGATGGTGCAAGAAGATATGTAAAATGTCTTGACAGCAAAAAACAACAGCAACACAATCTCAACAGACAGACAGACAGACAGACAAGCAGACAGTTCCGTACGCTTGCTATATGGCAGACTTGTTAGGAATAGACAGGAGAGTAAGCAAAGGCAATGCGGATTATAAGAGTTTGCAGATGGGAGTTATCCCTAGCGGTTCAAAACGACGTTTAGATAGGTTAAATGGGGTTTTACTTGATAACAATGGCGAAAAATCACAGTTTAACATGGAGAAATATAAATTTACTCTTGATGCACCATTCGATATTAGCGACAAGTGCTGTGATTATCTCAAGAAAGAGCCAGCACACGAGTATGAAAAGAAAACAAGAAGAAAGCCAATCTTAGCAACTATGGCGACAGAAAGTAGGGTAAGGACACAAAAATGGCTACAAGAGGGGTGCAACGCATTTGATTGTAAAAGACCACATAGCAAACCTATGTCATTTTGGACGGAACAAGATGTACTTTTATATATCAAGGAGAATAATCTTCCTATATGTTCTGTTTATGGCGAAGTAGTCACAGATTATGAAGCTATGGGGCAATGCGACAATCAGATGTCATTTGCTGATTTTGGAATTTTTGACAGCGAAAGACCATTACTGAAAACCACAGGTTGTCAAAGAACAGGCTGTGTATTGTGTGGATTTGGTTGCCATTTAGAAAAAGAACCTAACAGATTTCAGATGTTAAAGGAAACACACCCTAAATTCCATAATCTGTTATATGTCTTGAAAAATAATGGTGTGACATACGCAGAAGCCATTGATTGGGTGAACGAACATGGAAATATGAATATTAAGTATTAAGGACAGTTACGAGTACACAAGGCAATACAGAAAGTTTTGCCAAGAAATGAACGGAAAGACTAAAGATTATTGTCAAATGACAATAGACGATTTTATTAATTAATTTATCAGAAAGGAATAGGTTGTCGCGACATAAAACCGAGGTTTCCTTTTGGTGGATTTAGAATGATAGTACATTGTTTATTTGAACAGTCAGGCACATTCAAGAATGCTTTCAAAAAGTATGGAATTGAAGCCTATGACTATGATATTCAGAATCAATTTAACGAAACTGACTATGTTACAGACCTTTTTAAAGAGATTGAGGGGGGGTATCAAGGTGAGCCAAGTTTGTTTGATAAGATAAGCCCTGATGATTTGATATTTGCGTTTTTTCCTTGCATAAGGTTTGAAAATCAGATAATGCTGTGGTTCAGAGGACGGTCAGCAAGTCAGAAAAAATGGTCTTTAGAAGAAAAATGCGAATTTGATATGAATTTGCTTAAAGAAGTTTCACTTATGTATGATTTGGTAAACAAAATGTTTATTATTTGTATGAGAAAAGGATTGAAACTGATAATGGAGAATCCTTATTCAGAAGAGCATTTTTTAAGGCGATATTGGTGTTATTCTCCGGCGGTAATTGATAGAGACAGAAGGGATAACGGAGATTACTTTAAAAAGCCTACACAGTATTGGTTTTTGAATTGCGAGCCACAGAACAATCTTATTTTTGAGTCAATTAGTTATAATGCTATCGAATGTAAGGACGCTATAAGAACAATGACAAAAGAGCATTATGCAAAAACGGGGGCAGATAATAATAAAACAGCAAGGTCAATGATACACCCACAATACGCAGATAGATTTATTAGGCAATATATTCTTGATGAGAAAATATGGAGAGATAGCAATGAAACACTACAAACCAATTAAATGTGTAGTCTGTAGCAAGATATTTACACCGACTGTAGCTAACCAAAATACGTGTTGCGAAGCACATAGAGAGCAAAGAGCTACGGAATTGAGAAAAATCAGAGAAAAGAAAAGACTCAAAAGAAAGCCCACCAAGAAAAACAAACTTGCTGAAATCTGCGAGATTGCTAAAAGTAAGGGCATGAGCTACGGACAATATATGGCAGAACAGTATAAAAAGGAAGTGATGATAAGATGAACAGCAGAACTATAAGTGATATAGAGCCAATTGAAAGACAATGTGTATACGAGGACAACAAGCCGTGTAACAGTTCATGCCGATACTCAAACACTTGTATACACAGTGTGAGCAAAACCGAAGAATAGGAGATAGGCTTATGAAGTTTTCAAAACTTACTAAGCCGGAACTTGAAGAGATTTTGAAAAATGCCAATTTCACCGATGAGGAAGCGGAAGTTTTTAAATTGCTAGTTGCTGACAAAAGCCTTGAAGAGGTATCGCAGAGATTATTAATTTCAAAAACAACCACTTCCCGGAGAGTGGCAGACATTAAAGAAAAGATAGAAAGGAGTCGGATGATGATTAATAAAGTACCGATATGGGAAAAAGTAACGCTGACGATTGATGAGGCTGCGGAATATAGCAATATCGGAATTAACAGAATCAATGATATGCTTAACAATCCCTCATGCCCTTTTGTGCTTTTTGTTGGAAGGGGCAAGCGATTAGTCAAGCGCAAGGAGTTTGAGAAATATCTCGAAAAGACAGATAGTATATAGATATATTGAATTATAAGCCATTATGTAGTAATATAGAAATTATCATATAATGGCTTTTAATCTTGAAAGGAGCCATAAATCAGTATGGGAAAGGATTTGAGAGGAAAAGAGCTGGGAGTTGGAATAACCCAGCGCAAGGACGGACTTTATCAGGGCAGATATAAAGATAGGTTCGGCAAGAGCAAGACAATCTACAATAGCAAGTTGTCGGAACTGCGAAAGGAGTTTAGTAAAGCAGTGACTGACAATCAACAATTCACAAGTGTTAGAGACAGTATTACTCTTGATGTGTGGTTTGACAGGTGGATGAGCGTATACAAGAAAAAGAGAGTGCGCCCCAATACCATTAGGGAGTACACACATATATATAAGAAGAACATCTCACCATACTTAGGAAACCACGAAATAACATCTATTCGCAAGTCAGATGTGCAGTTACTTATCGACAAAGCTTCTGACGATAATTATAAGTATGAGAGGCAGAGCAAAATCAAGGTTATTTTAAATGATATGTTTAGTAGAGCCATGGAGGATGACCTGATGATTAAGAATCCAGCGAAAGGGGTAAAGCTGAGAGCAGACAAGGAAGTTAATGCTTTTGCATTGACAGCAGAGCAACAGAGCGAGTTTTTTGAAGCGTGCAAAGGTACTTTTTACGACAACATGTATAATGTGGCAGTTAATACAGGCTTGCGCCCAGGAGAACTGTTTGCGCTCACGATTGCAGATGTACATATGGACGAGGGATATATTGATGTTAATAAGACGCTTGTGTATCAGAAATACCTCGAAGATAAAGGCAAGACATTTCATGTTGAGCCACCAAAAACCAAGCAGAGTTACAGACACGTACCAATTAATAGTGTATGCAGGGAATATCTGACGAAACAATTTGAACTTAAAAAGATAGTTTCAGCACGTAGACCTAAAGAGCAGAACGAATATTTATTTGTCACAAGGTTCAATACACCGATTAATTCGGTTATATATAGCGACTCTATACGTTCGGTTGTAAGACGGATAAATGACACAAGAAGCAGTGACAATGAATTTCCATTTTTTAGCGGTCACACATTTAGACATACGTTTGCGACAAGATGTTTTGAGTCAGGCATAGAGCCGAAAGTCGTTCAATCATATTTGGGTCATGCAACACTGAAAATGACAATGGACTTGTATACACATGTTACACCCGAAAAGTCATTTGCCGACATTGAAAAAATCGTTGGTACTGACAACAAAATCATAGAATATAGAAGAAAATGTGTGTAGCAAGTGTGTAGTAGTACACACTCTCAATTTGAAGAGTGTTGAAAAATCAACGATTGTAGGGCATTTTTGTACTAAAACTGGCTCAATTATTATGTGTA